GGGACAGGACATATTTCGGAAGAACAAGATCGTGCAGAGTTCAGTATCAATCAATATGTGTATGGCGTAATTATGGATATCACTGATGGTAGAGGTATTCAAACGTTTGATGAGATATGTGAGGAGTTAGTCTCATGATACTTAGCGATACAATCAACCAACGCTATCGCTACAACACACAAGGCAAGACACCTACACAGATACAACAGGAATTACGCAAGCTAGGTGTCAAAGGCTTTGTGGTTAAGGTGGCAGGAAGTAGAGTGACGATGTTGGTAAGTGAGAACGATATTAAAAGGAATAGGGAGTGTGTAAGGAATGACAAAGATTAAACGTAAGGTAGAGATGACATTACCAGAATTAATTGAGTGGGCGTGGGAGAACGAAGTTAGTGACAAGGCTTTTTATAGCAATCTTGATGGTGGTTCTGTGTATTTCGATAAAATTCAAAATTTGTCGATAGAGCATGAAATTGCTATAAATGAAACTTTCACAGTCGAAATTGAAAAAGAAATCGACGAGGATACAGTTTTGCCTATGTTCATTGAAATTTTTACAGGTGTCGATGACGAAATTTTTATAGATTATCACGAGAATGAAAACATCAAGGAAGTACTTGAAATTAACTCTAGTCGCGCAAAAACTAAAACATTTAATTTAATTAATAACGACGGCACAATGACTTTAATTTGGAAGGACGGTGCTATGGTGGAATGACAGTAACATTATCACAAAAAAGTTATGACGCATTGCTTGATGACCTTGAGAAATTGCGTGAGCGTAATGCAGAGTTAGAAAGAAAATTAGATAAAGAAATTAAGTTGAGTTATGAAATAGAAAAGAATTTATATGATACGTCTAAAGAGCATGACGAACTCATCAATGATATGGCAGAAACGAAAAGAAAGGCAGAGGCGTTTGATGAGATAGATGATTTAATCGTTAACGGGACATTAAAAGATAGAGAGCCAAATGCAATATTTCAAAACATCTGTCATGTAATTATAAATTTAAAGGAGCGTGGTAGTGATGAGTGAACAAACTATACTCCTTGATGAAAATGACTTACTCAGTTTATTAAATGGTGGCAGTTTTCATACATTGGTCGGTAACCAAAAAGTAGTTATTAAGCAGTCGTTACTTAAACCAGCATTAGCACCTATGTTGAATTACCGATATCAAATAGTTGATACAAAAACAGAACGTGAACGTTTATCAAGAATGGTATCACATTCAATTAATTCAAATATTGGAGGAACAATAAATGAAAAACGTAATTAAATTTGTAGGTAAATCAATAATTAGAACAGTAGTCACTAGAATAGTTAAGGACTTAATTGCAGCATATAAATTTACAGAGTATGCAAAAAGAGAACAATCAAAAGAAGAACAAGCTTTTTTCAGAGCGTGTAACAGAATAGGAATGTCTGATATTCAAATATATCGTTTATCACAAATTATGGAAGAAGAAACGGAGAGAAAATAATGTCAATTTTACCAATTAAATTATTATCAGAAAATGCAATCTTGCCAACGAGAGCAAATCCAACAGATAGTGGATTAGATTTATATGTCGCAGAAGATACAACAATTCCAGCACATAGTACAGTCGTAGTACCAACACACATTGCAATTGATTTAGCATATGGATATGAGGCGCAAGTGAGACCACGTTCAGGTAATTCACTTAAAACTAAGTTACGTGTAGCGTTAGGTACAATCGATCACACTTATAACAAAGAAATTGGAATTATCACAGACAATATCGGTGATGAGGCAATCGTAGTTAAAGCAGGTACACGTTTAGCACAATTAGTCATTGCGCCAGTAATGTTACCAGAGCCAACGGAGGTGCAAGAGTTTGATGAAGAATCAGAACGTGGAGCATACGGAAGCACAGGGGAGTAAAGACATATTAGAAAAAGTGAAAGAGGTGCTGGGGAAGTGAGAGCTACATTCTGCGGTTTAATAGGAATGTTCATAATTTCATTATTATTTCAATTAGTAGGTACAGAAGTAAAAGATGAGTGGGATTATGGTTTCTTATTTTTAGTGTTTACGATATGTGCTATATCTCAATTAATTAAACAAGTTAAGGAGTGAGTGGGAATGGAAGATAATCAAAATGACAAGAAATATATTATTGAAATAAAGAGTGGCTTGTATGTATCAACAAATGCATTTGGAAATGTATATAGTTTCACTAAAAACATAGAAAAAGCTATTAAAACTTCTTATTTAGATAGTGCTATGGATATTGCAGAACGCTGCTATGGTACTGTCAAAGAATACAGAATGAAACATGAGATTTTAGAGGTTGTAGAATAATGCAATTCCTAATCAGAGGATTCAAAGATAGCACAGGTTATGTGCATGTCAATGTAGAACAACCTAGAGAGAATGAACGTATGACGTTGGTAGAGGCAGAGGATAAGGAAGAAGCGAAAGAGAAAGTGAGTGAACAGAATGATTAAACGCATATTAAAGATTTGGTTTACTATCGCTATGTATGAGTTAGGTAAGTATGTGACTAATGTAGTTATCGATTACTACAAATATAAGCAAGATGAGGTGGATCAGGCGCCTAAAGATTTTAATGAGTATGATCATATCCATTTGAATGATGAGGTGAGTAAGTAGATGGAATGGCCACTATTAATTGCGGTAGCGATTTTGTCTATAATGTGGGCAATATCAACGTATAAATGGGTAAGGGCAGAACAGAAATTTAAAGAGTTAAAACAGAAAAAGCTTTTGGATAAAGAGCGTATAGAGTTAGAACAACGTATAAGTTATCTAGAGAACAAAAAAACGCAAAAGGTGATTAATATGGGGAAATATATAGTTGAAGTTAATAAAGGTATATATCTAGTCGCATTAGAAAGTGATGCTTACAAACATTGGAAAGAGCATGGAACGTTAATTAATTTCGGAAGTTTTCGATTTACGAAAGATGCATTTAAGGCTACTACTTATAGAGATTTAGCAGTCGCTAAACAAAACGCAAAGTCTTGTGGCGGACGCGTATTACAACACAAACCTAATTTAGAGGTGGTTGAATGACTTGGTGGATAGTATTAATACCCATTGTGTACCTAGTATGGATATGTATAAAGAGTAAGGGGGAGCATTAGATTAATGTATTCTAAAGAAGCAATACTAAACATGATTGATAACTACCAAATGACGTGTAAATATCTAGTTACTGTTATACCAGAATGTGATAGTAATTCGATTGCACAATATGGTATACAAGCGACGTTACCTAAACCACAGGGGCAAAACGGTAGTAAGGTAGAGAACGCTGTTATACGTCGTGAGAGAATGAGTAAGCGTCATGCTCAAATGTTAGAAGAGGTAGAGTTTATTAATCAATCGCAGCAAAAATTAGGTCATGTCGATTTCATATTCTTAAGCCACTTAAAAAAAGGCAGACGCAGAGATGAAATAATAAAAGATATGCCAAACTCTCGATTAAATAGAACTAACTTTTTAGCACGTAAGGATGACTTAGCAGAAAAAATATATTTGTTACAGTGACAAAAATGACATAAATGACAAAAATGACGAAAATGACTGAAATGACACTATTTTGAAAGAGTAAAATTATTTTATATAATTGTTGTGTAAGAACTATCCACACGAACCCTCGTTTTGAGGTAGCTGGTTAGTTCTCAATGAAAGTGATTAAGTTTGGTAATGGTCGTATTGGCCAGCCACTGATTGCTTGAGTGCCTATCCGTTGGGTAGGTGCTTTTTCTCCTTTCTGGATAAACTTGATTTTGCATTATTAATTACCTCCCATATGTGACTATTCGAGAGTAACTCGGGTAGTCTTTTTTTATTACAAATTTAAAGAGTATTTAACGTAAAGGCGTGTGATATATGACATGACAAACATGCAAAACAATGCAACATTCGGGGCATATTTAGAATTAACAAAAAAACAACAAGAATATATACGTCTCAAGAACGAAACGAATTTAAACGAAGGCGAGATTGCGTCAGAAATTGACGTTAACCGTTCAACTATATCTCGTTGGAAGAATAATGAAAAATTTAGAGAAGGGTTCAAAGGGTATCAAGTAGAACATTTATCTAACCAAGTACCTAAAGCTTTGCAAACAATGATTGATTTGCTTAACGCTAAGAGTGAGTTGGTTAGGTTCCAAGCGTCTAAAGATATATTAGATCGTACAGGTTACAACCCGGTTGAACGCCAACAAATCGAAACGAATGCGACGGTACAATTCAATGACGACATTACTTAACTTATCCCAACTGATACCTAAGCACTTCCACGATTTATGGCGAGCAACTAAGAACCTTGACATACTCAACGTAGTGGCGAAAGGTGGACGTGGTAGTGGTAAGTCATCTGATATATCCATCATCATTACTCAACTGATTATGCGTTATCCAATGAATGCCGTAGTTGTGCGTAAAACAGATAACACGTTAGCAACGTCTGTATTTGAACAGATAAAATGGGCGATTGAAGAACAGAAAGTATCTCACTTATTCAAAGTTAAAGTATCGCCAATGGAAATCACATTCATACCAAGGGGGAACAGAATTATCTTCAGAGGGGCGCAGAACCCTGAACGATTAAAGTCGTTAAAAGATAGTCGGTTCCCTTTTTCTATTATGTGGATAGAAGAATTGGGCGAATTTAAAACAGAAGATGAAGTGACTACTATTACCAACTCAATGTTACGTGGAGAGTTAGACGAAGGCTTATTCTACAAATTCTATTTCTCGTATAACCCGGCAAAGCGTAAACAACACTGGGCAAACAAGAAATATGAAACGTCATTCCAACCAGATAATACGTTTGTACATCACTCAACTTACTTGAATAACCCTTTTATATCTAAACAGTTTATACAAGAGGCAGAGAGTGCTAAACAACGTAATGAATTAAGGTATCGTTGGGAATATCTGGGAGAAGCAATTGGTAGCGGTGTTGTACCGTTCAACAATCTGCGTATTGAGAAGATACCAGACGACTTATATAACTCATTCGATAATATCCGTAACGCAGTTGACTTTGGTTATGCTACTGACCCTTTAGCTTTTGTACGTTGGCATTATGATAAAAAGAAACGTATTATCTACGCAGTTGATGAACACTATGGCGTGCAAATAAGCAATAGGGAGTTTGGTAATTGGTTGAAGAAGAAAGGTTATCAATCTGATGAGATATACGCAGATAGTGCAGAACCTAAATCTATTGCAGAGTTAAAGCAAGAACATGGCATCAGACGTATTAAAGGTGTTAAGAAAGGTCCGGATAGTGTGGAACATGGGGAACAATGGCTTGATGATTTAGACGCTATTGTGATTGATCCAACACGTACGCCTAATATAGCAAGAGAATTTGAAAATATTGATTACGAAACAGACAAAGACGGTAACGTCAAACCAAGATTAGAAGATAAAGACAACCATACGATTGATGCTACACGTTACGCATTAGAACGTGATATGCGTCAAAACCATGTGAATATATTAAGGTAGGTGATTGTTATTCGTTGGCCATGGGAAAAACCGTATTACGAAGAAATAACAGAACAGTTAGCGCCTAAAGTTGAAACGCAGGAAGAGATGATTGTGCGATTAGTACAAAATCATCAGAAAGACATTGAGCGTATATCAACAGGACAACGCTATTACGATAAAGATAATGACATTTACAGACAAAAGTATAAATACGATTTAGACGGCAATCTTGACACAGATAAACCAGATTGGCGTATTACTACTAACTATCATCAAAATTTAGTTGACCAAAAAGTAGCATATCTTGTCACAAACCCGGTTAGTTACTCATGCGAGAACGAAAAGGTACTAGATACGATACATCAGGTGCTAGATAATCGTTGGGATAATGAGTTAATTGATGTACTCACTGCTGCAAGTAACAAAGGTGTTGAGTGGGTCCAACCATATATCGACGAGAACGGCGATTTTAAGCTGTTTAGAGTACCTGCCGAACAATCTATACCAATTTGGACTGATAGCAAGAGGGATACACTACAAGCTTTTATACGTGTGTTTAAATTAAATGATGAAACTAAAGTAGAGTATTGGACCGATACTGATGTTACATACTATGTGTATGAGAATGGGTCATTAATCAATGATTATTATTATGGCGAGAACAACAAGCAAACGCACTTCTCAACTGGCAGTTGGGGGCGCGTGCCATTTATTCCATTCAAAAACAACTCAGAAGAGGTATCTGATATTTGGCAATACAAAACGATTATTGATGCTATCGATAAACGTTTATCTGATACGCAAAATATGTTTGATGAAAGTGCGGAGTTGATTTATATCTTGCGTGGCTATGAAGGCGAAGACCTCAAAGAGTTTATGCAAGGCTTAAAATACTACAAAGCAATCAATGTAGATAGCGAAGGTGGTGTTGAAACGATACAAGTTGAGGTGCCAGTCGCTAGTACAAAAGAATATCTTGATATGATGCGTCAGAATATTATGGAGTTTGGCCAGGGTGTCGACTTTCAAACAGACAAATTTGGTGCTGCGCCTAGTGGTATTGCACTCAAGTTTTTATACGGTAATTTAGATTTGAAAGCAAACAAGCTAAAGAATAAAGCTACTGTTGCTATTCAGGAGTTGATTGAGTTTATCGTCGATTTTTACAAATTGAAGATAGATCCGAAAGACATCGAAATTACGTTTAGTCTTAACAGAATGATGAACGATTTAGAAAGCTCTCAAATTGCCGTACAATCGACTGGCATATTGTCTAAAGAAACGATTGTTAAGCACCACCCGTGGGTAGATGATCCAACAGCTGAATTGGAACGCATTGACCAAGAGCAAATGGAATATAACCGACAGTTGCCAGATATCGATGACGGAGGTGCTGTGAATGGCGAGCAAGAACAACCAGAACAAAAGCAATCCGAAGATAAACAACCAGAATGACATTGATAACTATATCGACCAACTAATCAAACGAGCAGAAAGCGAATTAGAAATACTATTCTCACGTAGATTAAAACAAATACAACAAGAAATAGCAGATATGTTTGAAAAGTATCAATCAGACGACGTACATGTTACGTGGACTGAATTTAATAAGTACAACAGGCTCAATAAAGAACTTATCAGAATAGGCGAGATGTTGACGGAAGATTACAGAGAAGTTGCTAAAACTATCCGTCAGACGCAACAAAACGCTTATATTGAAAAGTTTTTGATGAGCCTTTATTTGTATGAAATGGCAAGTCAAACGTCTATGCAGTTTGATGTACCTACTGCGTCTGTAATTACTAAGGCAATTGAACAACCGATTAAGTATATCGAGTTAACCGGAACACTCAAAAAACATCGTTCTAACGTACTTAAAAAAATACGTATAGAAATCACTAAAGGTATTGTAAACGGTAAAGGTTATACACATATAGCAAAAGCGTTACGTGATGATTTGGGCATGTCTAAGGCGCAAGCTCAACGTGTGGCACGTACAGAGGCAGGTAGAGCAATGTCACAAGCTGGTTTGGATAGTGCAAAAGTAGCTAAAGATAATGGTTTAAGTGGAATGAAAAAACGTTGGTTAGCTACTAAAGATAATAGGACACGTGACACACATCGACATTTAGACGGAAAAGCGATTGATATCGATGATAACTTCCATTCATCTGGTTGCGTCGGACAAGCGCCTAAATTGTTTGTAGGTGATGCTAGTGCCAAAGAGAATATCAATTGTCGATGTAAATTATTATATTACTTCGATGAAGATGAGTTGCCTACAGTCATGAGAACAAAAGATGACGGCGTTATACCATTCACGACATATCGTGAATGGGAGAAGAATAAACGCAAATAGTAATCACTCGACCTTAGCACCGTCGTTAAAAGGCTTCTTTTTTTATACAAATCTTTCGTGTCGTAACACGTTAAAAACGTAAAAGGAGTATTTAGACATGGATTTATACGCATTATTAGGACAATTTAAAGACGGTGAAATCGATAAACAAAAAGTAATTGATGCTATCGACGAAAGTAAATCCGGAATGGTTCCACGTTCACGTTTAAATGATAAAAACGCAGAAATCGAGGAACTTAAAGCTGAGATTACTAACCGTGACAATCAAATTGTCGAATTACAAAACTCTGTGAAAGATGATAGCGAGTTGCAAAAAGAACTCGAAGAAGTAAAACAAAGTAATGCAGAGTGGCAGGATAAGTACAAACAATCACAACTGAATAACGCTGTTAAGTTGGCCGTTGCTAAAGAGGCAAATGATGCTGACGACATTCTAGCTTTCATCAACAAAGATGAGTTGGAATTGCAAGACGATGGCACTGTAAAAGGTTTAGATAAAGCTATTGAAACGCTTAAAGAGGCTAAACCTTATTTATTTGCCGATAACAAGCCGGTAGGTAATAAACCTGCAGACGGCGAAACGATGCAAACAGGCATTACAAAAGAACAATTCGACAGCATGAGCGTCGCGGAACGTACCGAATTGTTTATTAACGATCGTGCTACTTACGACAAATTAGTCGAATAATATTAAGAAAGAGGTTATAACATGGCTCAAGGAACAACAACATTAAGTACGCAAATCGTACCTGAAGTATTAGCGCCAATGATGCAAGCTGAATTAGATAAAAAATTACGTTTAGCATCTTTTGCAGAAATTGATAATACATTAGTAGGACAACCCGGAGATACAATCACATTCCCTGCGTTTGTATACAGTGGAGATGCAACAGTCGTACCGGAAGGTGAAAAAATTCCAGTAGACAAAATCGAAACAAACAAACGTGAGGCTAAAATTCATAAAATTGGTAAAGGTACTCATATCACAGATGAGGCTTTACTATCAGGTTACGGTGACCCTCAAGGCGAGGCAGTACGTCAACATGGTTTGGCTATTGCAAACAAAGTTGATGACGATGTGCTAGAAGCTTTAAGAGGTACAAAATTAACAGTTAGTGCAGATGTGGGTACATTGGCTGGTTTAGAAACTGCAATTGATAAATTTGAAGATGAAGATTTAGAACCAATGGTTTTATTTGTAAATCCTAAAGATGCTGGTAAATTACGTGCTAGTGCATCTGAAAACTTCACTCGCGCAACACAATTAGGTGACGATATTATCGTTAAAGGTGCGTTTGGTGAGGCCTTAGGTGCTATCATTGTACGTTCTAAAAAATTAAACGAAGGAGAAGCTATTTTAGCTAAAAAAGGTGCTGTTAAACTAATCACTAAACGTGATTTCTTCTTAGAACCAGACCGTGACCCTTCAACTAAAACAACTTATTTATACAGTGATAAACATTATGTAGCTTACCTTTACGATGAAAGTAAAGCAGTTAAGATTACTAAAGGTGCTGGCACTGGAGCATAAGGAGTGATTAATAGTGACGTATAAAGTAATCAAGTATTTTACAGACTTACAGGATAACGAATATGCCTACAATGTAGGTGACCCATTTCCGCGCGAAGGGTTAACCGTAAGTAAAGAACGATTAACTGAATTATCCACTGATAATAACCGTCAAAACAAGCCTTTAATAGAGCGCGTAGAAGAGCAAGTTAACTATTCTGATATGAAAGTATCAGAGTTGAAAGAGTTAGCTAAAGAGCGTGATATTGAAGGTTTTTCTCATATGAAAAAGTCTGAACTTATCGGCGCATTAGAAGGTGCAGAATAATGGATGCACTTGATGTAAAAATGCTCAACCAAACGCCTGTTGATGACACTTCACATGATGATGAAATAGATATGCTTATCCCAAAGTATTTGAAGTTAGCGGAAGAATATTGCAACCAAACTTTTGACATTAAACATTTGCCTACTGGCGTTGAGAAATTTATTGCTGAATGTATTAAATATAGTGCAAACGGCAATATCTCATCACGTTCTATGGGTACGGTTAGCTATACTTTTGTAACTGAAATGCCTGAAGCGACATATAACCATTTAAAACCATTCAGAAAACTAAGATGGAGTGGTTACCATGTTTAACCCATACGATGAGTTTCCACATGCTATTTCAAAAGGTCGAATTGAAGTAATAGGTGATTTCAAGTTTAAAAAAGAGCGCTACAAGAGCGAAAAAATTATAAAAGGCTTTATGGATACACCTACAACTTCAGAACAACTTAAATATCATCAAATGTCATCTGAATACGATAGAAACCTATATGTACCTTATGACCTACCAATAAACGATAACGATTATTTTAAATACGAGGGTAAAATCTTTGGTATTGTAGGTGAACCTGTCGACCAGGGCGGGCAACATGAGATTAAGTTAATTCGACTGAAAGAGGCACCTTATGGCTAAAGTGAAATATGGGGCAGATAGTTTAGTCGTTGAGTTGGAACGTTATCAAAAAGATGTCGAGAAGTGGGCGAAAAAAGGTATAGCTAAAACCACAATGAAGATATATAACACTGCGGTAGCATTAGCACCAGTTGACTTAGGTTTTTTGAAAGAAAGTATTGATTTCAAATTCACTAATGGTGGTTTGACCGGTGTAATAAATGTAGGTGCAGATTACGCGATAAAACGTATGTCGCAATTACTGGTAACAGTAATTTAAAAAATCGGGGTAAATCGGTGGAAGTCTTATCTAAACAGTTGATTACCGAATTCGGTACAGGTATAATAAGTATGAGGTGATTAACTTGGATAGAAATTCAAAAGGTCAATTTGTTAAAGGTAAAAATATTAGAGATAAAACTGGTAAAAAGTACGGCAGGCTAACTGTTCTAAGCTTATCTAAAAAACGATCTGGAAGAAAAACGTATTGGAATTGTATATGTGAATGTGGTAATACGGTAGAAGTTAGAAGTGATTGTTTAGGTACTACACTTTCGTGTGGTTGTCTGAAAAGAGAACAAAATAGAATTAATTTAACTGCTAATCATTCACATAAACAGAGTAGAACTAGGTTATATCACATTTGGCAAAATATGAAATCAAGATGTTATAACCAAAACAACAAACGTTACGAAAATTACGGTCGCAAGGGTATTAAAGTTTGCGAAGAATGGTTAGACTTTAATGTATTTTATCAATGGTCTTTGAAATCTGGTTATAACGATACTATGACAATCGAAAGAAATGACATAGAAAAAGGTTATTATCCGGAAAATTGTTGTTGGATACCATTTAATGAACAAGCGAATAATCGAAATAGAACTATTTGGGTTGAATGGAATGGTAAAAAACGAAATTTGAAACAATGGTCAAAAGAATTAGGTATTAATTACGGAACGTTGAATTCGAGATATAATCGAAGTGGAATGAGACCTCCAGAATTATTTTATCCAGTTAAAAGATAACACCGAGGTAACTTAATAGATTGCGAAAGGCTGTTAAGCACCGTAGAGCGTACCAGTTGAATAAATATAATACTGGCAAGAGACTCCGACAACCAATAAAGGTTGTCTTTTTTATTGGTTGAAAATGTACGCCGAACTCACTGGTGACAGTGAGAAGTAGAGGATAAAAAGCCACTACGATAACAAATGATACGTTGAATACGGGACTGGGATTTATGCAACAGGTCCTGGTGGCTCTCGTGCCAAAAAAATTCCTTGGTCCTATAAAGACGCAGACGGTAAATGGCATACTACTAAAGGTCAACACGCTCAACCTTTTTGGAACCCTGCAATAGACGCTGGACGTCAAGTGTTCAATAAATATTTTTCATAAAAGGACGGTTAGAATATGTGGGTATCGGTTGAACCTGAACTTACAAGTAGATTATACGAAACATTAAAAACAGACCCTATCATTAACAAATTAGTTGGTGATAGGGTTTTTGATGTCGTTCAAGATGATGTGCGATACCCATATATTGTTGTGGGTGAGAGCAACGTCACTAATAATGAAAGCAGTGTAAATATGCGCGAGACGGTAGGCATCGTCTTTCATGTGTATTCGCAATATCCAACACAGTACGAGGCCAAGCTATTAATTAGCGCTATTGGTTATGTGTTGAACAAACCAATTGAAATAGATAATTACGAATTTAGATACAGTCGAATTGATAGCCAATCAGTATTTCCTGATATAGATAGGTTTACTAAGCACGGCACAATTCGACTTTTATTTAATTTCAGACATAAAACTAAGAGAGAGGAAGTGTAAGCATGGCTCAAAAGAATTACTTAGCAGTAGTTAGACCAGCTAAAGATAAATTAGATCCAACTGATGCTTTGCTATTAGCTGACTTACAAGAAGGTGGCCACACAATTGAGAATGACTTGGCTGAAATCATTCGTGGCGGTAAAACAGATTATGGTGTAAATGCCGTTTCTGAAGAGTTTAAACTCACTATCGGTAATATTCCTGGTGACAAAGGAATTGAACAAGTTAAAAAAGCAATTAAAAATGGCGAACAACTGCGTGTATGGTTGTATGAACGCAACAAACGTGATGATGGTAAATATCATGGTGTATTTGCCTACACAGTGCCAGAAAGTTACGAAATGTCATTCGACGATGAAGATAATAAAATTGAATTAACGTTAAAAGTTAAATGGAACTCAGCAGAAGGAACTGAAGCTAATCTACCACCAGAATGGTTTGAAGCAGCAGGCGCACCTACTGTTGAATACGAAAGTTTTGCAGAAAAAGTTGGTAGCTTTGAGGACCAATCTAAAGCTAAAACAACGAGTTCTTAATATTAGGGGGCGTGTGTCCCCTTATTTTTTATATAAAATTTGAAAAGAGGTATACATTTTGACTGAATTTAACCCAATTACAACGCTTACAATCAATGATAATGAAGTAGAAGCTAAAGCGTTATTTGCGTTTGACATTAAAGCAAAGAAGTTTGCAGAAGATACAAAAGATAAGGATGGCAAAACGGTTACTACACCTGGTTTTAATGTGATTTACAACGGTATTTTGGAACGTGACACGGTTGCTATTGCTAACTTTTGGGAGTGTGCTACTGCATATCTAGGTAAAAATGCACCTTCTAGAGATGAAATTGAAACAGCTTTAATTGAAATTATTGAAGAAAAAGAGGACACACTTGAATTATTACAAGGCGCTTTAGATGTATTAAATAATAGTGGTTTTTTCAAGCAAAAATCTCGAGGGTTCTGGACGCAAATGAACAAAGCGCCTCAAATGGCGAAGGGCGAGGACAAAGAAACAACGAAAGCTGGTATCGAGTTCATGAAAGAGAACTACAAAGAAATCATGAACGTGGAACCTTACTCAACTATTCAGAAATAAGACAATTAACGAGTAGGTTTATAGGTTATTTGCCTGAAAACGAATTGATGATGATGACACCTAAAGAATGGAAAGATTGGATAATAGGTGGTCAAGATAAGTATTTAGATCAGAAGGAGTTAATGATACAAGTTGCTCAAGCAAACGGGCTTGTACAAGCTAATAAATCATTAAAACGAATGACTAGAGATATTGAACGTCAACGATATGAAATACGTAATCCTGGTAGTTATGAACGTATTAAACGTGCAGAACTTGAACATGAAAAACGTAGACGTGAGTTATTCAAATCAGGTACTAAACGTTGGCTAGAACAACAAAAACAGAAAGGAGAGTGAATAAGTGGATAAAAACTTTATGGTTCGCATCATGGCTAATATACGCGATTTTCAGAACAACGTTAGAAAAGCGCAGACTTTAGCTAAAACATCTATTCCAGATGAGATTGAAACTGATGTGAAAGCCAATATCAGTAAATTCCAGCGTAATCTTCAAAGAGCCAAAGCAATGGCGCAACGTTGGCGAGAGCATAAGGTGGAAATCGATGGAGACACCAACCCTATTAAACGTGCGATATCTTTTGCCAAAGCAGAATTGCAAAGATTACGCGATAAGCAAGTCGATATCAAAGGTGATAATGACAATTTAAAGCGTGCAGTAATAAGCGCTAAAGTAATGTTGGCATCATTACATGATAAAACGGTACACGTTAACTTTGACACACGGGGTATGACGAGAGCGCAAGTATTAACTAAAGCGTTAGGTAAGTCTTTAGATGAATATGGCAATAAAATGGACGCTTTAGCTACCAAAATAAGAACGTTTGGCACTGTCTTTAGTCAACAAGTCAGAGGGCTAATGATAGCTAGTATTCAAGGATTAATACCTGTTATTGCTGGTTTAGTACCAGCGTTAATGGCTGTATTAAATGCAGTTGGCGTGTTAGCAGGCGGTATATTAGGTTTGGCAGGTGCGTTTAGTATCGCAGGTGCAGGCGCCTTTGCGTTTGGTGGTATGGCAATTAGTGCTTTGAAAATGCTTAAAGACGGCACACTGCAAGCTACCGCAGAAACTAGACGATATCAAGCGTCTTTAGATCAAGTTAAATCAACATGGGAAAGTATCATCAAACAAAATCAAGCGCAGATATTTAATACTTTAGCTAACGGTTTAAACACAGTAAATGTTGCTTTAAGCCGTATGAAGCCATTCCTTGCAGGCGTTTCTAAAGGTATGGAACAAGCCTCTAAGAGTGTCTTAAAATGGGCTGAAAACAGTCAAACGGCTAGTAAGTTCTTCAATATGATGAACACAACAGGCGTTAAAACATTCAATACTCTATTAAGTGCTGCTGGACGTTTTGGTGACGGTTTGGTTAATGTATTTACACAGTTAGGACCGTTGTTTTTATGGGTAGCGCAAGGCTTAGACAGTCTAGGTAAAAAGTTTCAAAACTGGGCTAATAGCGTAGCTGGTCAAAACGCTATCAAAGCATTTATCGAGTATACAAAAACAAACTTGCCTAAAATTGGTCAGATATTTGGTAATGTGTTTGCTGGTATCGGTAATTTAATGGTTGCATTCGCGCAAAATAGTGCAGGTATCTTTGATTGGTTAGTTAAAATGACTGGCAAATTCAGAGAATGGTCTGAACAAGTCGGTAAATCGGAAGGCTTTAAACAATTCGTTAAATATGTACAACAAAATGGTCCAGTGATTATGCAATTAATTGGCAATATTGTACGTGCGTTAGTTGCATTTGGCACTGCAATGGCACCAATAGCAAGTGTGATTTTACGTGTGGTAACTGCGTTTGCTGGCTTTATCGCAAAATTATTCGAAACACATCCGGCTGTTGCTAAGATGGTTGGTATTGGTATGATACTAGCCGGCATTATGTGGGCGTTACTAGCACCAATTATTGCGGTTGGAACGGTATTATCAAACGTCTTTGGTGTTAGTTTACTACAAGCAATCGGCAAAATAGCACGTTTTATGGCTTCTAGCAACATACTAAAAGGCGTATTAAACATCTTACGTGGTGCGTTTAGCTTATTAGTCAGTCCAATAGCTAATATAGGCAGATTATTACCATTATTAGGCACTGCATTTAGTGCTTTAACTGGTCCAGTTGGCATAGTTATTGGCGTTATATTAGCTTTAGTCGGCGTTATCGTATACTTGTGGAAAACGAACGAAGACTTTAGAAATATGATTATAGGTGCTTGGAACGGTATTGTTTCTGCAATTAGTGGCGCAGTAAATTCTATCATTAACTGGTTTACTCAATTGTGGGCATCTATCCAACAAACATTACAACCTATCATGCCATTACTACAACAACTAGGACAACTGTTTATGGAAGTTCTAGGTGGTTTGGTTATGGGTGCCATTCAATTAGTGATAGGTGCGTTCCAGTCTTTATGGCTTGCCGTATCAGTGATATTTACTGCGATAGGTGCAATTGTTTCTTCAGTAGTTCAATTGCTCGTCGGCTTGTTTACTGCGTTTATTCAATTGTTAACTGGCGACTTTAGTGGCGCGTGGTTAACTTTACAAACTACAATACAAAACGTAATGATGACCATTTGGAATGCGATTGTTTCAATTTTCACTCAGATTTCCGAATTTATATTCAACACGCTAAATTCTATACTCGGTACTAATATCACAAGTTGGTCTCAAATTTGGTCGGCAATCGTTCAATATGTCACTCAAATTTGGAATAGTGTAACGCAATGGTTTGGCCAAATGGCACAGTCCGTTTGGAACAAAATGGTACAAGCGTATAACTATGTTGTATCAACTGGTGCGCAATGGGTAAGTTCTATCATAAGCACTTTAGCCAGATTTGTATCATCTGTAATAAGCGGTTTTATCAGAGTGGTATCAAGTGTTGCATCACATATGGCTCAAGCGTTATCAAGAGTAATATCTGTTGGTGCGCAATGGGTATCAGCTATCATCAGTGCAATGGCTAGATTTGTTCAAAGTGTAATAAGTGGCTTTATCAATGTGGTTAGTCAAGTACAATCAGGAATGAGTAGAGCGGTTAACACTGTTAGAAACTTTATTGGTCAATTCGTGTCTGCTGGTTTAGATTTAATGCGTGGTTTAGTACAAGGTATTATGAATGGAATGAAATGGGTAGTCAATGCAGCCAAGAATGTAGCACAAAGTGCAGTTAATGCAGCAAAAAGTGCATTAGGTATACACTCTCCTTCTCGTGTATTCAGAGGCATAGGTCAATATGTATCTCAAGGCTTGGGAATGGGTATCTTAGCAGACCAACACAAAGCAGTAAATGCAGTTCGTAGTGTTGCTAGTAATTTGACTGACGCATTCAAACCAGAATTATCTACAGACTTAACAGACGGTTTAGGTGGTTCGTTAAATGGCAGTGTGGACGCTCACATGACTAAAGATGTTAGACATAGTATGCAAGAGAACAATCGCCCAATCGTTAATATAACTGTGCGTAACGAGGGTGATGTTGATTATATTAAATCTTACATTGAAGAACAAAACGGTAAAAACAATAGTATGGGCTTGTAAAGGAGTGTTATTATTGATTGCTCACGACATAGAAATAATTAAAGATAATAAAAAGTATAAAGTCAGTAATAACACTTTTACTGGCTCAGTTTTAGAAGTAGTATCCTATGACGTTAAAGGTTCAGGATATGATCGTGAATACAGTACAGTTAATGGCGCGCAAGGTAGATTTTTCAACTCTGTCTATGAAGAAAAGAAACCAGTTAGTCTTAGATTGCGATATCAAGTAGACAAGATGGCTCAAGTGACACATCTTAAGTCAAATTTACAAGCATTATTACGTGGTCAATATTATTTGCGCGAATTATCTACACCGGACACATCTATTAAATATGAAGATATATTCAACACACAACCACAAGAATTTGAACTTGATTATGTAGACGGCAGGCAGATATTTGTTGGTCTAGTTAGTGCGATTTCAATCGATACTACGCAAACAGCTGGTGAGTTTGAACTTGAATTTGAAACCATTGAATTACCTTATTTTGAAAGTATCGCGTATAGCACTGATTTAGAAAGTGAAAGTAGAAGTGTTGAAAAATGGGCGGTATCGGATAATTTACCGTTTAATGTCAACGATAATAAACGTAAATATACTTTCCACGATACAAAAATATGCAATGTTTACTATGCTGGTACTGTTGAAATTAACCAAATTAATCAAGATAGTACGGTTGAAGTGACATTGGCAGAAAACGTATCTAAAAATGACAAAAACGGCACTACTTTTTATATGGTTGAAAGTGGTGATGTTATTAATATCAAAGGCTTAGAGTTAAAAGCAGGCGATACTATCAAATTTGATGGTATCCACACTTTCAGAAACGGTTTAAACATTGATGCCTATAATGTGGGCCGACGTAACCCTACTTTAATACCTGGTTGGAACACGTTCAGAAGTACCAAGTTGATGCAAAAAGTTGTGTTCAAGCACAAAGAATATTATATGTAGGGGTGACGATATGACGGTATTACTAAAAACATTACAAGGTTACGGTCAAAATTTACCGGTCGAAACGGAACTGAACATTAAATTATCTGACACAGATAGTACGTTAACAATTGTAATTGACGAAAATAAGGGTACGTTTGATGCTATTGGTGCGATTACAAAAATGTGGACAATAACAGGCGTTGCTGGTCCTGAAGATGAAAACGAGTATCGTATTGTAATGTTAGACAAAGAAACTCGAGGTCAAAAAAGCAGATTAACGATAAAAGCTAGACCAGTAGAAATTGATGACCTAAATAATAATCGTGTGTACGAAATTTATAACGGTAGTTTTACTGGCAAAGCATATTTTGATTTAGTTTTTAAAGGTACAGGATACAAATATAACTTACATGCTAAAGTATCATCTTCGAAATTTGAAAATCTTGGTAATTGCGATACAAATCTTGATTTATTCAAAAAAGGTTTGGAACGATATTCGCTAGAATATGAATATGACGCAAAAACTAAAACATTCCATTTATACGATTACATCGAATACAAACCAGAATATTGGATAAAAGCGGGCGTAAATGCTAATAATATCAAAATACAAGAAGATGCTACTAAATGTTTTACATTTATAAAGGGGTTTGGTGGTTATACAGATCAACAAACGTACAACGAGGCAAGCTTGCAATTTGAATATACATCACCGTTAGCTGATGTTATAGGAAAAAGACATGCGCCACCTGTTCAAGACGGTAGAATTACAAAAGAAGATACTTTAAAAAAGAGTATGGAAAAGGTTATTAATGATAGTATCAAAACATCTGTAACACTCGATTTTGTATTGTTAAAAAAGTATTTTAAAAACGCCATACCTAGAGTTGGTGATGTTGTTAAAGTGATTGATGATTTAATGGGCTTGAATGTTGATTTAAGAATTATCGAAATCACAACTAAACGTGATATAAATGGAAATATCATAAAAATGGACTTGGTACTAGGTGAATTTAGATTGCAAGATAGATATGTAAAAGCGGTTGGTAAAGCTGCTAAATACGTTACTAACTTAAAAACAAATAACCCTGCTAAAACGCAACAAGAAATGCAATCACAGACAAACGCCAACACAAAAACCACACAAGATTTACTGGGTAAAACAGATGATTTACAGGCAAAACTCGATAAAGCGAATGCTAAAAGCGTAACTACTTCAAACGGAACAATTGTACATGATTTCTCAAGCAAATCTAGTATCAAGAAGGTTAAAACCATAGGTACAATTGGCGATAGTATTGCTAAAGGGTCGTTAGCTAAAAGCAATTTTACTCAACAATTAGCTAAAAAGATTAAAGCAAAATATACTAATCTTGCTGAAAGTGGCGCTACCATGAGTGATATTTACCAACAAGCTACTAAAATCAAAGGCGATTTAATTATCATACAAGGTACTGATGATGATTGGGTCAAAAACATAGATATAGGCACTGATAAAACGGATACTAAAACGTTTTACGGTGCTTTTTATAGTGCGGTTGAAATCATCAAAAAGAATAACCCTAAAGCGAAATTATTGGTAATGACACCTGCAAGACAGTGTTATATGGAAGGTTCTAAAGTTAAACGTAAAGATACTGATAAGAATGATAAAGGTAAAACTTTGATTGATTACGTTAACTTACAAGTGGACATTTGTAACGACTTAGATATACCTGTATTCGATGCTTACCGATATGAAGCTTTTAAACCGTACAGTCCAGCTTTTAGAAAATCTAGCATGCCTGACGGGCTTCATTTTAACGATAAAGGGCATGAAGTGATTATGTACGAATTAATTAAAGATTACTATCAATTTTATGATGAATAAGGAGGTTGTGTATGTTATCCGAATTAAAAACAAAACTACATTCGTTATTTGGTTCTGATTTTATATCTCAAGTCGAACAAAACTTTGAAACAATAAAATCATGGGCTGATAAAAAAGATAGCGAGTACCAAAACCATGTTACAAATCAAAAGAACGCTCACAAATCATCACAAATTAAGCACACAATAAAAAGCGGGCAAGATGTTAACTTACAGGACCATGAACGTTATCAAGACGAGCAAATTACTAATTTAGTGCTTGGACATAACGGTGACGGAGTTCAAGAGTTAAGAGCGAGTAGAACATCGATGGACGCACAAAACTTTGATGACCTATCCAATCGTTTATATCACGATTTTTTACGTGAGAATAACGAAAGAGAAAAGTTACGTGCCGAATTACTCAAAAAGATACAACGTATTGTAAATGTAGATGATTTCGGTGGTGATCCAACTGGTCAAAAAGACAGTACAAAAGCTTTTCAAGACGCGTTAGGCACTGGTAACGTACTTGTAACGATGAGTGCAGGTACTTATTTAACAACTGGTATTAAAATGCCTAACAACTCAAGATTAGTTGGACAAGGTAAAGATATTACCACAATTAAGTTTATGGATAGTACACCAGCTGAGAACATTGGTATCACTAACTTAAAAATGAGTGGTAATGCTAAAAATATTAGTTTAGAGAACTTTACATTTGACGGTAATAAGTTTAGACAAGATAAAAAACTCAAACCTACTGGTGGTTCACGTTCAAGCAATATTCGATTTGCTGGTGTAACTAATGGTTACATTTACAACGTTAAATCGCATAGCGCTTTATTACATTGTATTGACGTAACTTATGCAAATGATGATTACTACTATGAAGGTGATGGAAATAGAGTTCCATACGCATTAGAAAGTAAACATATTCATATTGATAATTGTGAAACATACGCTTGTGGTGATGACTCTATCACTACCCATCATTCACGTTATATCACGATTACTAATTGTTATGCTCATCATCCAACAATTACTGGTGGGAATAACAACGGTATTGAAATTGATGACGGTTCACAATTTGTGTTCTTATCAGATAATAGAACAGAAGGTAATTTCGGTGGTGTTGAAATCAAAGCCCATGCACCTGCAAGTGCATCAAGATGCGTGTTTGTAAATAATCATTTATCAATTGAGGATACAAGAGCTTATAACATTAGACATATTGGCCACCACAGAGCAAAAACGGACGCTAAATCTAAAACAGCCTATGATGTATCATTAAACAACTGCGTGGCTCTACGACCTAAATACAACGGCGTATATCCAGGTACAACGCCTAGAGCATTGTTAATTAGTGCTTACAAAAACGTTTCGGTTAATAATTTTACCGCTATCGGCGATAGTGATTTTAGTAAATTAGCAAACGGTAAAACTGACAGTAATTTACCTGCTATCGCGGTTCAGTTTATGTCTGAAAACGTAATTCTTAACAATATTACAGTTACTGGTTTTACAACTGCCGGTCAAGATATTAAATTCTTCGGTGGAGATAATCGAGGCGAGCGTTTTATTTTAAGTAATGTTAACATCTACAATTCATCACCTAAAGTTGGTATTGCGAGTGGTGGTGGAATTTACGATTTGAAAATTATCAACGGTAATTTAAAAGGTCGTGGCACAGGAAATGGTATTGAAACATACAACAATACAACTATGATAAGTGGTGTTACTGCAGATAGTTATACAAACGCCGCAGTTATCGCAAACGAAAAGTATAAAACAGTACCTACCGTATTAAAAGGTGGCTTAAGTGCAGGTTCAACAGGTTCTGCTGCGGTAGATCCTCGAAGTGTAGTTTTAGCAACAACTGGTAATAGTAGAGCGTATAGCCCACGTTCATTCGTTTTAGGTTCTGGAATGAGTTCTAAAGCTTATGGGTCACGAAGTGGAGTTATTAATTCGTTATCATCAGAAACATCTAAAGAGAGCCATACGCAAACGGTATTCAATAGTAGAAATGTAAAATCGCCTGGCAGTTACAGAGTGGTTGCAGGTTACTCTAGTACAGGTAAACCTTCTACCGCAAACATTAAAGTAGATCTTAACACGTTACATGGTAACCTTAACTTAGCTGGTAAATTAACGCAAAATAACGCCGATATCGCAGAGTTGTTTGAAAGTCAAAGTGGTAAACCTATTGAGTTAGGTACCATTGTTACTTTAGACGGTGATAAAATCAGAAAAGCGCAACCGAACGATGAACCGATTGGTGTTATATCGGGTACTGCAGCACTCGTGGCTAATGATAAAACATATCATCATAAAGATAGATATTTACAAAATGAGTACGGTATGACGTTGACTAAGCGTGTTCAAAGAGAGTTTGAAGATGTAGACGGTAACCCAGTGTTTGAATGGCGAGATGAACCAATCGAGAACCCTAACTATAATGAAGATTTACCTTACGTATCACGTTCTGAACGTCCGGAATGGAATACAGTAGGGTTAATTGGTCAAATATATACAAACGTCGAAAAAGACGTCATAGCAGGCGATTTAATCAATGGTAAAGCCGGAATTGGATATAAAGATAATGTGAACGGTAAAGGGCGTGTAATGGCCATTACAACGCCGTATAACGAAGAACGCGGTTTTGCGATTGCATTAGTATTGTGGGGTGTTAAATAATGGAATTAGAAAAAGTGGCTAAAATTGATTTAGAAGAAGAAGCGTATTTAAAACCGATATCGGATAGGGGTATCGGTTTTTATAATTTAGATAAAAATACAGCACAGTTCCAATTTAGGGTAACAAAAGATAATCTTCCATTGCTAATCAGTACAAACAATGTTAAAGGGTACGCCTTTTTCAAACAGATTACTGTAAAAAATGGCGATAGACCTTCCACGTCTGGCGTTTTAGATGTTGAATTCATCGACCCTATGACAGGTTTAATTGGTGTAACAGTGCCACCTTGGTTTTTAAAAAGTGTTACAAATTCAACGGTGTTAGGAGAGGTTTATCTATCGCTCAACGATTATAAAAATGAAGATAAAGACGATACAGTTGTTTTAGGTACTTTCCAATTTGAAGTGAAAGATAGTTTAGTTAATCAAATCAGTAGCGATGTCAAAGTGAGTTACATTCGCATGTTTGATGATTTGCGTGACGAATTAGAAAAGAAAGTAGAACAACTCAAAAAAGATATTGGCAGCACTCAAAGTTTGATAGATACAATCAAACAACTATCTACAAGCGCAACACAAGCTATTCAAAAAGCAAAAGATGATAGCATCAATTCAATCAATACAAATAAAACTGATGCTTTAAATAACATAGAAGAGCAAACAACGTTATCTTTAGCGCAAATTGATAGTAAAAAGAATGATGTGCAAAGTGGTTTTGAAATCGCTAAAACTGCGTTTCAAAATTCAGTTGATCAAAACACACAAACTTTTGATGCAAAGGTAACAGATGCTAATAACCTGATTGATAAAAAAGTGAACGACTTTCAAACGAACGGTGCTTTAACTAAAAGCGATGTAGATAACCTTATGGGTAGTTACGATTGGCAAAAGACTGCATTGACACAAGGAAATGGTGCAACAATACCTGTTTACGATTTAGATTTTGATAATCCTACGCAAATTACTAAATCTGGTTTTTATTACTTGTATAAACCTGTTAATGGTCCAGTAACTCTAAATGGTATGCTTATCGTAATTTACGCTAATGCAAATTATATGAAATTTATATACACTCCATACACTTCAAATGAGGTACACATCCGCACAAAATCAGGAGACTGGTTACCGTGGCAATCGATAAACGATTTTAAAGATACAGGTTGGATAAACTTACCTTTAGTTAATGGCGCGTATGCTAACACTGAATATACAGATAGAAATGGTTATCCTTGCTCGTACCGGATAGTGACTCAAAACGGTGTGACAACGAACCATTTACGTATCAACGCTAGCAACCTTTTTAGCGGTCAAATATTTGCAAGATTGCCACAAGATATGGTAAAAAACGCGCAATCATTCTCTGTTAGAACGCCAACAGGTAAACCGGGTTGTTTTTTAGTTATTAACCCCACTGGTGACGTCTTGTTTTATAAATCATCGGTTACCGGAGATTGGTCAGAAAAAGATTACATCTATACTCAAGTGAGTTGGATAAATTAGGAGTGATATTTTGAAAATAGTTTATTTATGGAAAAATGGGCAACCGGTCATTGTAACGACGAATGAAGAGGGCGAATATGAGTATCCTTCTGAGGAATGGACAGAAAATAAACCGGACGACGGCATGTATACGCCAATTTACTTTGACGGTCAAAAATGGATAGGCCAGTCAAAAGAGGTTTTTGAAAAAGAATTGCCACCTGAGCCGATTGACGATAAAGATGTTCTTATCGCTAATCTGTCGGAGCAATTACTAAACACACAATTAGAAATCGAAAACGTCAAAAAAGATATGGCTACCGTATTAGAATTATTGGTTGAAAAAGGAAGTGTTGATGATGTACAGAATAGTTGAACGATACTATAAAATGGGGTTATTCCCGTTAGAAAAAGTTAAGCAATCTGTTACAGTCAAATGGATAACAGTAGATGAATATAAAGAAATTACAGGTCAAGATTACGAACCACTAGCTGAATAGCTGGTGGTTTTTATTATAGAAAAAGTAGGTGTTATATGAAAAACAATATGAAAGATTTGACACTGGCCGAAACCATAGCAGCAATAATGGTTTTTAGTTATGGTTTTAGAGAGTTTTTAAGAGGCTTCTTTTGGTTCAAAGAACAAGATGACGTTTTAGATGATAGTTCTTTTTATCTAGCGTTACATCATATTATGCCTATTTGGGGTTGGGGAATTGTTGTGATGTTTGCAGGTTTAATCGTAATGATTTCATCAATATTCCTTGCATCAAGTGATCAAAACACTAAATTTAGCAAACTTATTACATTGGGTGGATTTTTGTCAGCTATTCTTTATTTTTTGATGACCAGTGCAAGTATTTATCACTCAATCAACTGGTTAACTACTGCACATATGGGGCTAATGTCAGCAACAGGTTTTGTTGCGTCCTTTGTTGGAGGTGCTGACTTATATGCCAGACGAAAATAATTATGTACTACGTCATGAGTGGGTCAAATCAAATGGCGATATTTATGAAAAGATTAACGAAAATGATAAAAAGAACATCAAAGAAATAGGCGAGTTAAAAACGAAAATTGAGACGCAAACCACTTTACAACGGCAAACCTACGAAGCTCAAAAAGAGACTAATTACAATATCAAAGATTTAACAAAAGTTATGACCAACGTAGGTAATGAAATGACTGATATTAAGTACAAAGTCATGTCTCATGACGAAAAAATAGAAACCATTCAAGGAACAATAGAAACAAAACAAAAGGGTAGTGTTCAAATCATTGTAGCGCTCATAGGTTTGGCCGGTACTTTAGTGGGTGCTGCCTTTGCGTTTGCACAAGTATTTTTTTAAGTCGACTTTAATTAGTCGGCTTTTTATTTTGGAGGTGGATAAATGGGATTACCAGACCCTAGAAAACGGAAACCTACCGCATCAGAAGTTGCATCATGGGCGAGAAGTAGGATAGGTAAAAGATTAGATGTCGATGGATATTATGGCGCGCAATGTTGGGACTTGCCTAACTTCATTTTCAAAAGATATTGGAATTTTTTTACAACAGGTAACGCTATTGCTATGGCGTGGTATCGCTATCCTAGAGGGTTTAAATTTTACAGAAATACAGCTAGTTTTGTACCCAAACCAGGCGATATGGCTGTATGGGGTACTGCTTCATTTAATAACGGTACAGGGCATACAGCTGTGGTTGTAGGACCAAGTAACCGCAATTATTTTACTAGCGTTGACCAAAATTGGCGAAATGCCAACGGTTATACAGGTTCTCCTGGATCGTTAGAAAAACATAGTTATTACGGCATCAGTGGTTTTGTCAGACCACCTTATCAAGCAGAAACTACTACAAGTAAACCGACAATTAAACCTACTAAACCCGTACCTGGTACATCGCCTACGCCGGAAAAGAATACCACTGAACAAACAAAACCAACTACCAAAAAAGTTAAAAAAGTACAATATACGGACTTTCTATACTCTCTAGATAAAGAGTTAGAATACAACGACCATTTAATAGTAGATGACGGCAATTTGATGACTAAGCCTAAAGGCATATACATCAAAGAATGTCCTCATTTACGCGACGTTGAAGAATTGTATCTGCAACGTAATAGATTTGTTAGTAAAGATGAATATCCACACGTTTATATTGATCGTGAACAAATATGGACTCCTAGGCCACCTGACACAGAGGCACCCTCACATCCAGGTTGGTTAGTGCTAGAAGTTTGTGGTGCGCAGACAGAAAGTAAACGTCAATTCATGCTAAACCAATTACAAGCACTTATATATGGTGTGTGGTTAATGAGTTGGTCAAAAATCAAATTATCAGAAAGCACAATCAAAGCTGACCCTAATATATGGCGTTCGATGAAAGATTTAATCGATTACGACATGATAAAAAACGGCATTCCTGATGAAAGCAAGTATAAAGAAGTAGAAAGCAAGATTATTGAGATGTATCTCAAAAAAGACAATTTACTAAAAGAAAAAATAGTGACAACTACAAGCACAAAAATAATCAAAATTAAATCCGACAAAGAGGCTAAAACAACTAAACCGACAGTTACAACGCCATCTACTTCTAAATCTAAATCAAAACAAACAAAAGCTAAGGTTACAGTAGAAAAGAGCGGATTTACATTTTCTCAAGCGCTCAACTTACAAATGAGTAGAGGGTACCCACAAAAAAGTAATGGTTATAGTTGGTACTTCCCTAGCCGTTCTGATGTGAGCGCGGCAATGAACCCTACATCTATATGGAATAGCGCATCACAACGTTACCAAATGCTTGATTTAGGTAAGTATCAAGGTATTAGCGTAGATAAATTGAATGTTATTCTAAAAGGTAAAGGTACACTTGCAGGACAGGGTAAGGCCTTTGCGGAAGGATGTAAAAAACATAATATCAATGAGATATACTTGATCGCTCATGCTTTATTAGAAAGTGGGAATGGTACAAGTAACTTTGCTAGTGGGCGTTATGGTATGTACAACTACTTCGGCATAGGTGCATATGATAACAACCCTAATAATGCGATAGCGTTTGCTAAAAATCGTGGTTGGACTACGCCTGCTAAAGCGATAATAGGCGGGGCTAAATTTGTTAGACAAGATTACATCAACAAAGGTCAAAATACGTTGTATCGTATGCGTTGGAACCCTAAAAATCCAGGTACACATCAATATGCGACAGACATTCGTTGGTGCAGTCATCAAGCAAGCACGATATACAGTTATTACAAAAAAATAGGGTTAAAAGGGCTTTATTTTATCCAAGATAAATATAAGTAAGGTTATTCACTGACAGTGGGTAACCTTTTAATTTTAAAAGAGGTGTATGCATGTTATTTAAAATGACAGATATTGAAACGAGTATCTCTCCTAAAAATATAAACATTGGAGATATTGGTTACCATTTATATACAAAAGATGAAAACACTGCTTTTATTAGAATAGGTATTAATCAATATGGCGAACGTATTGATCTAAATGCAATTGACATGACACCTAGGCTAGATTTATTAATGCAAGACGGTTCTATTCTATTAAATCAGCCTATTGACGTTTTGATGCCAGAAAAGGGCCTACTTCAATATAATGTACCAGAAAATGTTACAAAACATGTTGGTAAAGTGAATTGCAAATTATTTTTGGAAAGTAATACTAAATCTATACACGTTGCAAATTTTTATTTTGAAATTTTTGATAGTGGTATCGAAAACGCAGTAGCAAAAGAAGTAGAAACGAACAAATTGCAAACTATGATTAACGACATACTTAAAAAAGGAAATGTGGTTGGTGAAACAGGTTCTTCTCTCAAAGGGCTAACAGGCGTTTTTATAGGTGACAGTATTACAGAGGTTAACTTTAGAACAACAAAAAACTATCATAAATTTATCGCAGAACGTACAGGATTAAACGTTGTTAATATGGGGATAAGTGGAACCGGATATCAAGATAGACGTAATGTTGCATATGAAATAGCTAAGCAACCGGATTTTATATCTGTTTTTTTAGGCACTAATGACTGGGGACTTGTAGGTAATAAGTTGAGAGAATTAGGGGATGCGGATAATATACAAAATGGAACAGTTGCAAGTAATATTTATTATCTGTATAAACAATTAACTGAACGTTATCCATACACACCAATAGTTGTACTAACACCTTTGCCTAGAATTGAATGTAACCCTAACAATGAAGTGGCAAATAAAGCGGGGTATACTTTAGGTGAATTAGTCGAAATTATTAAAAAAATAGCGTCGAGTTTTTCGCTCCCAGTGTTAGATCTTTACCATAATTCTAATTTAAAAGTATGGGACTATAACGTTAACAAAGAAATGTTTGCTTATGAACCCGGAAAAGAAGACGGACTACACCCTAACGCTAAGGGTCACGAGTTTATAAGTTATAGCATTCAATCATTTTACGAAGAATATGCGATTGTTAAACCTAAAATTTTATACAATTTAAATAGACCAGAAACAGAAACACTATCTAATGGTGCTAAAGTGACTTATGCGATACCTTATCAGATTTATTGGAAGAAAAATCAAAGTATGATAATGAATTTCAAAACATCAGAAATTGATTTAACTAATAAGAAAGTATTAAAAATAGAAAGTAACGGTGGTGCACTAATAAACTCTAATGGTGTTTCTGTAAATTCACCATATTACGTTACAAACACCCAATTTAACGACGGCACCCAATACAACAGAACTTCGGAAGTCGAAAAATTTATGAAGACATTAAAAGAAGTTGACTATTCAAGTGGACGTGGATATGAATACTTACCACAGTTGTTTAAAATAACATATGTAGATGCAAAGAGTAATCTAACAGGTTCTTATTCAAAAGACGACGGTATAGATATAGTACAACCTTCTTATAAACCAAGTGAAGACGTCGATAGTCCGACTTATAGAACGCCTAAGTCGGACAAACCAGATGAAGTGTTAAAGGACGGTAAAATTGCTACTTATCTTTATCCAAAACGTATCTTTTGGATAAAAGGGCAAAGTTTTGCAATTAATTTTGACCCGTTTGACAAAGATTTTGAAGAAGTGTATATATCAAGCATTGAATATAAAGATGCAAAAATTGGTATACCTAATAGTGTTTCAGTCAATACACCAGCTTATTATCAAGTTAAAGATTTTGACGATGGAACCACTTATAATAGGTTGTCAGAGATAACAAAGTTCACTAAAAATCTGCCAATCGCATCTTCTAGTGAGAGTAGAATTGATTACGAGCAAGTAGAATTAAAAGTGACTTATAGCAAAACACCTTTAAACACTAGTGGCTCGACAGCACCAACTGGTTCAACCCAACCAATTACTCCGACAGATAATAAAGACGGTACGTATTCAGTGACTTTAACTCCGACCAAAATATCTTGGAAGGAAGATCAATCATTTTTAATTAACTTTAACCCTAGCGCTATTAGTTTAAGTGGTAAGCAAGTTGTAAAACTAGAAGCGAACGGAAAAACATTGAAAAACGCAAGTAGTACACAAGATGGTTACTTCTTTTGGTACACAGTGCCAACATATGACAGTTTATCCTCTTTTAACAGGACGAGTGAAGTAAAAGATTTTGTTGGAAGTTTAACACTCGATACCACTGAGTCTGACGGCAAAAAAGTATATAAAAATATAGAAATGAAAATCACATATAAATAAGTTAAAGCTGACCTTTTTAGGTCGGCTTTTTAATTTGAATAAGGAGTGGAACGAAGATGAAAACAGATGCAGGTTCAATTGCACGTACAATCGCTTTAGCATTAGCGTGGATAAATCAAATTTTAGCTATGAATAAAATATCACCCATTCCAGTAGATGAAATGACGATAAGCACAGTGATTACTGGCGTAGTATCGCTTTTAGCTTGGTGGAAAAATAACAACTTTACTCAACATGCACATAAAGGTCAAAAAGAAATCAATAAATCTAAAGCAGGTGTGACTGGTGGTACTGGTTCGCCTTTAGGAGATGATTAAATGGCGAGTAAAAGAACATATAAAGATGCTATTAAATATTTAAAATCAATGGAAGGTAATGCTTACAACCCTGACCGAAGCTATGGATTTCAGTGCTTTGATTTAGCTAACCAATGGTGGTTGTATCTGTTCAATCATACTTTAAAAGGTGTAGGTGCAGCAGATATACCCACATGGAATAATTTTACAGGTGAAGCTACGGTATACGAGAATACACTTACTTTCCAAGCGAAACCAGGTGATTTGGTAATTTTTAACCGTAATTACGGGCAAGGTTACGGACATGTTGCTATTGTTTTATCGGCTACTTTAAATTCTATAACTGTACTGGAACAGAATTGGCTAGGCGGTGCGTACTGGAACCCACCAGAAGTTACGACTAAACGTGTACACGGCTATGATTTCCCTATGTGGTTTATTCGTCCATTTTACGCAAAAGAAACGACTGTTAATAAGGTTAAAAGCAAATCTAAACCAGTCGCTAAAGCTACTAAAAAGAAAGGTAAAAAGATTTTACTCGTTGCAGGTCATGGTAAAGGTGCTTATTCAAATGATCCTGGTGCCGTAGCAAATGGATATAACGAACGCGATTTTAACCGAAAAAATATCATACCTAAAGTTAAAAAGTATCTTGAAAAATCAGGACACAACGTTGTTTTATATGGTGGTTCATCTATGAACCAAGACTTGTATCAAGATACGTTATATGGTCAACGTGTAGGTAACTATTCAGACTATGGTTTATATTGGGTTAAAAAGAATGTGAAACCTGATGTGATTGTAGAATTCCACTTAGATGCTGCAAGTCCACAAGCTAGTGGTGGTCATGTGATTATTAACAATCAATACCCGGCTGATAATATTGATAAAGCAATCAGTAGCGCGTTAGGCAAAACGGTTGGTAAAATCAGAGGAGTAACAGCACGTAATGATTTATTAAATGCAAATGTAGCCGGTAAATTAAATCTTAACTATCGATTAGTTGAATTAGGTTTCATCACATCTAAAAAGGATATGAATTACATCAATGATCACTTAGATAGCTTTACTAAACGAATTGCAGAGGCTATTCACGGTAGACAAATCGATGCAAAACAAAGTAAACCTAAAAACACTACTTGGAAATGGAAAGGACATATTCATTTTACAACTCTAATGAAGGTACGGAAAAAACCAGGACTAACTGGCACTGTGTTAAATAGTAAACAATGGTTCGAAAGAGGAGATTATACAGACTTTGACCAAATTATCAAAAAGGACGGTTACTGGTGGTGTCGTTTTAAATTTGATAACAAAGGTGAATACTTTTATGTAGCGCTTTGTAGAATACACGATAAAAAGCAACGTATTAAATCAGAAACTAAAGAGTTGTATGGTAAGATTAGTTGGTATTAATATGATATAATATATTTACACGACATTTCACTACTAGTTCGTAAAGGGATAAGCATGACGGTGCTTGTCCCTGTTTTTTTATGTTATAATTTAATTATTCTCGGTAGCCATTCCGATTTAGTGGAGGCCTTGCTTGCGTTTAGCAGTAAGTAACTGACCACTCATTTGATAGACGTCTAGTAACCGTATCTTAATAGGTACGGTTATTTTTTTATGCGTAATTTTCGGAAAAACATATAAAAGCTATTGCTTTTATATCTCATATGATATATAATTGTATTATAGTAAAGGAGGGACAAACGAAATGAACCGAAGACGAAGAAATAAAAAAGAACGTCAACAAGAACTAACGATTTGGTTAATGGTAGCGAGCCTAATAATTCAAATCATAGCACTTATTAAAACGTTCTTCTAAACAGGTTAGGGCGAAAGCCCTTAACCTCATTATATATGGAGGTGCATAAGATGAAAAGTGAAAAACGAATTACAATTACATTTTATCTATCAATCGTTATTTTAATACTATCAATTATAAATTTAATCTTAACATTCTAAATTAATTCGGTTCATTTCTTAAATTTATGAATAATCTAAGTGAGATAAAAAACACAATACAAAAGTTATTAGATGATAAATCAATATCAAATTACAGAATTCAAAAAGATACAGGTGTATCGTATGGAAACATTAGTGAATTGAGAAACAAAAAAAGACAATTGAAGAACTTAACCTTGGAAACAGTCGAAAAACTATATAATTATCAAAAAGGGATAGAAAAAATGAACGAATTACAAAACAAAATGGTTGAAGGTGTAGTATTAGGAGAAGTTGAATTAGTAGAAGATTTAGGGCAATACTTTATAGATATCGAAGGCGACCATGAATACGATGTAGAGTTTGCCACACTTTCTGAAGTTGATTATAAAGTTACTGCATTATATGAAGTTGCTATCAGCAAAACTTACGAAGTTCCTTACCACGATAAATTAGAAAAAGAAGATATGAATTTATTCTATGATAAATGGTTGGATAAAGATCAACAAGAAGAAACTTATATCGAAAGTGTATTCTTTGTAAATAAAGAAGATGCAGAAAGCTATATTAAAGATGTGTTGAAAGGTAAAGTAAGTTTAACGGAAGTTGCTGCAGAAATTGGATATTTTGAATAAAACACAAACCACGTTCTTATGAGCGTGGTGTTTTTTATGTGAGAGACTCGGGTCCCTAAAAAGTCCCTAAAAATTTGTATTATATGGTGTGTTATTAATAGGCAAAATAAAAAGAACCCCGTCGTTATGGGGTTCTTAATTTCGAAAAGTGTTTAATTTTCGGTTAATAGCGTCCTGGGAGGGATACTAAAAACCTTATAACTACGGGTTTCATGGGCTTTTGGGTCCCTAATGGGTCCCTAAAATCACATTGCACTAATTATTTGTGTTGCTTTTTCATCTTCTTCTTTATATGTTTCTTCAAGTAAATGTGAATATACTTCTGTTGTTACTGATATATTTTTATGACCTAATCTTTTAGAAATGTAATAAATAGAAATACCTTTAGCTAATAAATATGAACAATGAGTATGACGTAATGCGTGTGAAGTTATTTCTTTGATACCTAGATTTTTACAATATACTTTTAAACGTTTATTAACTGCGTTGTTTGTTAACTCGCCAAAAATAGTACCGTCGATTGTTCTAGGTAATTGATCAATAGACTTAATGATATGGTTCATATCCTTTTGACTAATGGACACATAACGAGGTGACGAATCCGTTTTATGCTCATCAATATATATTTCACTTTTAACTTGATTGATATAATCTCGTTTTAGATTCAAAGCACCACTAATACGGCAACCAGTACATATCATGATGAATAATACAAGTGATGACGCATTATTTTTAGTCATCAAATGCTGTTTTAATACTTCATAGTCTTTTAGATTGATATACTTACTATCTTCACTTTTATTTGGATTGCTAGCTCTATAACTCACTTTAAAAGTAGGGTTCTTTGCAATAAGCCCTTCGTATACCGCATCGTCTAACGATGTTCTAATATAACCATTTAATTTTCTTATGGACTCTTTAGAATGATTTTTTGAAAATTCATTAATAAAATCTTGATAGTGGTATCTCGAAATATCCTTTAATTTTTTCTTACCAATAGGGTGGTTATTGATGTGTTCCATAGCAGAAGAATAGGACTTATAAGTTTTAGGTGTTACCGTCGATTTTTTAAATGTTTCACACCATGTTTTGAAATAGTCATATAACGTTAAATTAGGTTCGTATTCAATACCTTGCTTTAATTCATTTAACTTATCTAACCCTGCAGAATTAGCCTCTCTCTTTGTTCTAAAACCTTTCTTTCGATATCTCTTACCCTCATATTTAAACTCATATTGCCATTTTTTACCGTCATAACATCGTGTTTGCATGTTATCCCTCCTAAAAAAAGGTAAAAAAATAATAAGGGTACGTGGGAGGTACCCGGAAAAATTATAACGATTTAAGCAACCTATTTAGAACATATAATTTCTCTAAATCGTATTGGGTTATACCTATTACTTCGAATAGATTATACTTACAATATTTTTCAATTTCTTTATATAAAATGTTTAACTCTTCAATGAATTTTTTTCGAATTCCAGCTGGTTTGGTGAAGATCATAATAGAAATAATTAATGAATACAGGTCGTTTTTTCCAATCCCTTTTTTATATTTTGCTTTATCTATAAAATCATATTCAAGTAACGAATTTACAAAAGATAATGATAAATGAGCAGTATCTTCATTGGATTTAAACGAATAAAACCTTTGTCCATGTGCAATGACATTTCTGTATTGTCTAAGGATTTCTAATATTGGAATAGCAACCTCTTTTAATGAATCATCAGTTTCCAAACCACATACTTTTGAAGCGACCGATTGTTTATCTTTAGGCTTTAAAATTGAAAACCATTTAATCGTTTCTCCAAAATTAAGGGGGATTATTAATATCCACGGTGGGATATGATTGTGATTATTTCTATAGTGCTTAATCGAATCATTTTTTAAATAATCTCTATATTTAGATAGGTGTCGTAAATGACCAGATCTAAAACTGTTGTTTCCATCATAGTTTTTAGCATCTAAATATGAATTTCTTATATCATATCCTGTTATTTGCTTACCTTTTTTGTTTGTAAACGTTCTTTTAAGAGTGGGTTCTTGAACACCATAATTTTTAGCTACAGTTGCAGATAAATTAGTTTTTAAAGATTGTTCTATTAGTATTATGTACTTAAAAATTATATTCTTTAAACGAGTGTCGTATTTATAGCACATATAAAAATCATTAAATGTAACATTTTCTTCATATTGCCCATTTGCTTGTTTGAAAAGAGGAGAATATGCGTTTATCAACGAGTAATATGATATTGTTTCTAATTGTTCCAAAGCAAATTTTTTATTTTCTATTCTCACTCCACGATATTCCAATAAAACCAATTGTTCTTCACAGCTTAAATATGGTTTATTATAAACTGAAGTTTCTAGTAATGTTTTTATTGATTCAATGTCTCTCATAAATAATCCTTTCAACGAAAAAAGCCCTCATGCATAGCATGAAGGCTTATCCGAGTCATTTCAAGAATGACCATTTCATACTTGCATTATAAATGTTTTTTCTTAATTAGTCAATTTTAAAGATAAACAAGAGTGAGTGGCTTCCATCCCTCAACCTCCTTTGCTTAATTAATCTTCGTCTTCATCTACTTTACTTTCTATAATTTTAAGCACCTTTCTTACTTTATAAGATGTGATATCTTTAGGTAAAGAATAGGTGAAGTAATTATTCTTATTCGTTTTCACTTCGTAAACAATTTCATTTAATTTTATTTTGCAATTTAAAATTATCATCCATTGTCTCCTTAAAATAGATAAATTCAATACACCTCATATAATCTAAAAACCCTCAACGGCTCAAACGTAATAGAGTAATCGCCATAGTGAGTTCCAATACCATGTTTTTGTTTGTAATGTTCCAATATTTCTAATACGTGTTCTTCACTTAACTGAACGTATTCCGCTAGTTCGTATAAGTTACTTACACCGTAGTGATGTGCCTCTACAATAATACGCAAGGGCAGTGCGGCCTCGTATCCATGACGTCTTGCGTAGCTTTCAAATTTGCGGTTAATCCATTTAGATTGGTCTAAGATGTTCCCGTATGTAAGTTTGTGATGTGCTAGTTCTTCGTATAGCACTTCGGCTTTGCGTGTTTCGGATAGGTTGCGTTTGATTAGAATTAAATCACCTAACCATAAACCGTGTAAGTCATTAGGCATAACATCTGTTTCTCTGACTTCTATATAGTCATGCTCTATTAACATTTTTTCATATAACCCCATAAAAACACCCTTTATTTACGTTTACTTCTTATAAAATCAGCATAATCTAAAACTCGTTGCCATTCGTCATCAGTTAATTCGCCTTCAAGGTGAGCTGCACGATGTTGTGGTTGTTCATCACTTTCATCTATCCAACCCATCAAAAATGCAGGGTTAACATTTAATGCCGTAGCTATGCTTTCGATAGTATCGTTTTTAAGATTTTTGATATTTCCACTTTCATAACGTTGTACAGTAGCTTCAGTTTTACCGATTTTTCTTCCTAGTTCAGCTAAAGTCATACCTTGTTTTTCTCTTGATTGTTTCATTCTTTTTGAAAAGCACATCGTAATACAACTCCTTTTACTTGATAACTATATTATAAGGAAAACTTTCGGCATTTGCAATATTTTTCTTAAAAACTTTCGTAAAATGCTTGACCTATTTTGTACAGCCATGATAAGATTACTTACGTAATACGAAAGGTGGTGAAACGAAATGCTTATCGACACTAAACTTTTAAAATCAAAAATGGCTTTAAAAGGACACAACATCAAAACTCTTTCTGAAGAAATAGGTGTTAATAGAGATACATTGTCCAATATGATACATGGAAGAACTAAACCTTCATATCCGGTAATAAATGGGATTTATTTCGCGTTAGATTTAACACCACAAGAGGGAAGAGATATTTTTTTTAACAAAGACTTACGTAAAAAGAAAGTTTTAACTTAAAGGAGGACAACAAATGCAAGTATTACAAAAAATACAAATTGAAAATAATTCAGAATTAGGGGCAGTCGTTTCTAGTCGAGTAGTAGCAGAGGAACTAAACAAAAATCATCAACATGTTTTAAGAGATTTAGAAACTATAAAATCTCACAGTCCAAATTTGGACAGTGAAATTATTGATAGTGAATTTACGAATACTAGGGGACGCAAGTATCGAGAATACCTACTAACTAAAGACGGTTTCACTTTATACATGTTCAACATTCAAGGTCACAACGATTTCAAAATGGCTTACATTAATAAATTTAACGAAATGGAACGTCAAATCGCACAACCTATCGCAAGTTACATGATTAAAGACCCAGTCAAACGTGCTGAACTTTGGATAGAGGAACAAAAAGAGAAACAACAGCTACAACTTGAAAACAACATGCAAAAGCAAAAGATTGCTGAATATGAACCTAAAGCATCTTATCTAGACACAATATTAAACAATAAAAGTTTAGTTACAGTCGGTCAGATTGCTAAAGATTACGGAATGTCGGCTCAAGCATTAAACAAGTTACTGCATGAACTGAAAGTTCAATATAAACAATCTGGTCAGTGGTTACTATATTCTAACCTACATGCTAAAGGCTACACACATTCATCTACTACTGAGATTGAACATAAAGACGGTAGCACATCGGTTCGCATGAATACTAAATGGACACAGAAAGGTAGATTGTTCATTTACGAATTACTAAAAGACAACGATATTTTACCCACAATCGAACAAACAACTTAAAGGAGGCATAACCATGAACATTCTATACAAAACAACCCTCCTCATCACAATGGCAGTTGTGACGTGGAAGGTCGTAAAGATTGAGAAAAACACAAGATTTAAACTTAGAAATTTTGTTTATCCAAAAATTGATAACACTCAAAGTAAAAAGTTGATGGATATTGCTAAACACGATCTAAAAGATATTTAAAGGAGGACTAACCATGAATTTAAAAATTCATATTGTATTAAATGATATTGCAGAATTAAAAAACACTCTGGAGCAAATTGAAAGTATTCGCTCACAAAGTGTTGAAAGTATAAATGTAGAAATAATTGTCGATTCTAATCGTCCATCTCATCCAATGCAGCTTTGATGTAATTCAAGTTTTCTACAATTACTTTGCCATTTACTACAGAAGTACTACTAACAGGATTACTACTTGCTGCAAATTTAGTAAGTTTCGCATTATGCTCCAACATTGCGATTACCAAATCTGTCGCTAGTTCTTTATTAGTTTTACTCATCATATCCACCTCCTTAGGTTGATAAATAAATTATACACGAAAGGAGTATCTAAGATGGAACAAACATTAACCGTATCTTTAACAATACCGGACACACATGTACTTGTCTCTATAGATGAATATGAAGAACTATTAAGCTACTCACTAGATCCCGTTTGGGACTTAAAAGAATTGAAACGCAAATTGAAAATGTCATCTGACGACACTATTAAAGACAGATTACTATTCAATCCTAAGTTTGAGAAATTACTCAAAAAGCAAGGCATCGCACATTATCCGGATGAAAGTTTAAATCGTTGGAGATTCAACGCTAGAAAGATGAGCAAATTTATCGACGAACATTTTGAAGAAATTCACGGAAAGGGGAGATAAACATGAAATCACACGATAAAGCATTCTTAATCTCAGGCATGATGTTCAACGTAACATTTTTTTTATCAATGATGCTAAACATATTCATCACAAACGCAGTAGCAATAGCAATGGTTACAGCAGTAATCACATACTTGTTTTTCGAATATGAATTTTTTCAAGTAAAGGAGAATTAAGAAAATGAAAAATGAATTTAGAATTTTGTTAGCTATTAGAAAATTGAAAATAAAAGATGTATACAAAGGTACCGGAATATCACGAACAACTTTACAAGGACTTTATTATGAAACAACGCCACATCCAAGCGCAACGACTATTCTAAAGATTTGCGACTTTTTAGAAGTAACTCCAAATGACTTTTTTGGCATAAAAAAAGACTGAAACTCACGGCAATGAGTAACAGTCAAACACTTAACAAAAATTTCATCTTAATCATATAACGGGAGGCACATATATGCAAGAGGTAACTATATCTTTAAAAGAATATAACAACTTGCTAAAAGATAGCAAAGACTTAGTTTTAATCAGTTTAGAAAACAAACATCTAAAAAGACAACTAGATACTGCTAAAGAGCATATTAAAGATTTAAACGACAATATCAATTTATATATTACCCTGTATCAAAGCGCTGATGCTAGAGCAGACAGGGCTGACCGACGATGGGAGGAGTACGTGAATGCAAGAGCCAATATTAAATTGTGAAGTAGAGTATCGCATTAAAGATAATTACTTTGGCCGCTGGATCACTAATAAACCTACTGCTCAAGAATATGCTAATTACAATGCTTTAAGACGTAATGCTCGTAAATTCGATGGTTTGCAAGATATAGACATTGACTGGGATAAACACTTGATTGAAGTATCAACGATTGAAACGAAAGAAACGCGTAAAGTATACAGTTTTGAAGATTTGGAGGAGGTAAACGATGGCTGAACAACTTAATTTATTTCAAAAAATAGCAGACGTTAAAGCTAATATTGATGGCTTTACTAAAGATGCAAAAAGCTACAACTACTCATATGTAAGTGGCTCTCAAGTATTACACAGAATTAGAAATAAGATGATTGAAAACAATTTATTACTTGTACCAAAAACATCTGAAGAAAATTACAAACAAATTGATGTAACAAGATTTAATAAAAAAGCTGGTCGTGAGATTACAACATCAGAATTTATCGTTGAAATGAAATTAACTTATGTATGGATCAATGCTGATAAACCAGAAGAACAGTTCGAAGTAACGTTTTATGCAGTAGGTCAACAAGACGATGTATCAAAAGCACATGGTACTGCATTAACTTATGCAGAAAGATATTTCTTAATGAAATTCTTTAATATTCCAACTGATGAAGATGATGCAGATGCAAAACAAAAACAAGAAAAATATAACAAGGTAAGTAGTAAAACGGTTGGCGTACTAAAACAAGAAGTATTTGATTTTGTTGATTTGATGAAGTCATTAGGAAAAGACGTAACGCAACAACAAGCAGAAAGTACATTTGGAATACAAGATTACACGTCAATGTCTGAACAACAAGCAGTAACTACAATCAATAACATTCAAGCAATGGCGAAAAAATATAAGGAGAATACAAATGACTAATTTAACGATTTTAACAGGACGTATTACTAAAGATTTAGAACTAAAACAAGCAGGACAAACTCAAGTAACTAACTTCTCATTGGCAGTAGATAACCCATTCAAAAAAGATGATACTTCATTCTTCGACATTGTAGCTTTTGGTAAAACTGCTGAACTACTTAATAACTATTGTGGTAAAGGTAGCAAAATCTTAATCGAAGGCAACTTGAAACAAGATAGATTTCAAGACAAAGAAGGAAACAATCGTTCAGTAGTACGAGTGATTGCTAACAGAATTGAATTCTTAGATAGCAAAGGTAGCAACCAACAAAACAGTCAACCTCAACAACAAAGAGGACAAGCACCAACAGGCAATAACCCGTTTGGAAACGGAATGCAAAATGCTAACGGTCCAATTGAAATCACTGATGACGATTTACCATTCTAGGACGTGAGTAAATGCCTTTAATCAAAAATTACATCACTCAAGATGACGGTACAACTACCGTCGTCATTGAGGGTGTAGAACTAGATAACAAGACTTCACTCTTACTTGATAACGGTTTTGATGTAGAAGTCGATGTCATTCCAGTTGATCCATTCAGAATAACGAATAAGCAACGCAAGAAGATATTCGCACTCGTCAAAGATATAGAAGTCCATACAGGTATGCCGATGGACTACATGAGACATATGTTTATTGAATATGTAAGAACGTATTACGGATACGATGAACGCATTTCACTTAGTAACTGCACACGTACACAAGCCAGTCAGATTATCGAAGTGACAATCGATTGGGTATTCGCTAACGGAATAATACTTGCTTACAAAACAAGTGATTTATTAAAAGGCGATAAGTCGTTGCTTTACTGGGCAACAGTCAATCGCAACTGTGTTCTATGTGGTAAGAGTGGTGCTGACCTTGCACATCACTACGCAATAGGTCGTGGTGCTAACCGTAAGAAGATGCAGCATTACGATTATGAAGTTCTAGCCTTATGCAGAGAACATCATTCCGAACAGCACAACATAGGTGTTAAGTCTTTTGATGAGAAATATATCTTACAGGATAGCTGGATAAAAGTAGACAGTAAATTAAACGCCATGCTGAAAGGAGTAAAACAATGAAATCAAGAATGATCACGTATGAAGATAGAATGCACATTGCTCGTAGAATTAACACGCTAAGACTTGATGCTGAACTATCACAAATTGAATTCGGAAAACGTGTAGGTGTAGGGAGACTTGCTGTAACACGTTGGGAAAATAGAGCGCAACTACCAAAAATGGAAGCCATTAGAAAGTTAGCTAAAGAATTTAATACAACGCCTGAATGGATATTGTACGGGGAGTGATAAAACATGAGCAATCTACTAATTGACGATTATCCAATACTCGTACTTCCTAATTTAGCTACTGAAATAGGTTTGAATGAAGCAATTGTATTACAGCAAATGCACTACTGGTTAAAGAAAAGTAACCATAACTACGATGGTAGACGCTGGATATACAACAGTTACAAAGAATGGGAACAGCACTTCCCATTCTGGAGTAACGCAACGATCAGACGCACTATCTCAAGTTTGGAGAAACAAGAACTATTGTTCATAGGTAATTACAACAAGGCTGGCTTTGACAATACGAAGTGGTATTCAATTGATTATTTCAAACTTGATGGAGTGAGCAAACGACTTGCTCAAAATGAGCAAACGACTTGCTCAAAACGAGCAGATGGAGTTGCTCAAAATGAGCAAACCAATACCAGAGACTACACAGAGATTACTACAGAGACTACTAACAATAATATATTGTCTCCTTCGTCGACTGCGTATCCATACAAAGACGTGATTAATTACCTTAACCAACAAACTGGTAAACACTACAAATCAACGACCAAGAAAAATCAAACAGTCATACGTGCCAGAACAGATGAAGGTTTCACATTAGATGACTTCAAACAAGTTATTAATAACAAGGTTACTGAATGGAAAGGTACTGACATGGAAAAGTATCTAAGACCTGAAACGTTATTTGGTACTAAATTCGAAGGATATCTTAATCAAAAAACACAACCTAGTGGCATGGATCAACTTAACAGAATGAAGTATGACGAAAGTTATTGGGACTAGGAGTGATAAGTAATGCAATCATTAGGAAGTTTAGCAAGAAATATCAACCCTAATCAAAACATTGTAGAAGAAGAACATAATCTTAAATGTGAAAGATGTGGCAACATCTATGACTATTACAAATTCAGTAATGGACAAGAGTTCAGACATGGTTGTGATTGCTCAATGATACAAGCTGGTAAAGAAGCTGAACAACAGAGAAAGCAAAAGTATCTCAATAGTATTTTTAATCAATCAAACGTTAATGCTTCTTTACGTGATGCAACAGTTAATAGTTACCAACCACAAAATGAATATCAAGTACAAGCGAAGAATACAGCTATTGAGTACGTTAAAACATTCTCGCTAGATAAACCTAAGTCATTAATCTTACAAGGCTCATATGGTACTGGAAAAAGTCATATAGCGTATGCCATAGCTAAAGCAATTAAAAACGAAGGATATTCAGTGGCTTTTATGCACATTCCAATGTTAATGGAACGCATTAAAGCAACATATAATCGTAATGCTAGTGAAACGACAGATGAACTTGTACAGCTATTAAGCAGCATAGATTTACTTGTACTTGATGATGTAGGTGTAGAAAATACTGAACACACATTAAATAAACTATTTTCAATCGTAGATAACAGAGTAGGTAAGAACAACATCTTTACTACTAACTTTAGCGATAAAGAATTAAATCAAAACATGAACTGGCAACGGATCAATTCACGTATGAAACAAAATGCAAGAACGGTTCGAGTGTTGGGAGAAGATTTCAGAGGACGTGACGCATGGTGACGATAGACGACATCAAACTTAATCTTGAGTGTTCAGATGTGTATGCTCAGAAACTCATAGAATACGCACAAGGCGACCAAGACAAGTTGGAGGATATATACTTCCAGAAACTTGCAGAACGTCGTGTGAGGGAGGCAGTGGTCGAATATGGGACTTAGAGAAAATCAACCTAAAGCATATAGCTTATATGAAAGCGACGGTTGGGAAATGCTTAGGGTTCTGCCTAGAGATGACGGTACTTTCTATCTTGCTAATAAAGGTGGAATGAGTGATAAGTACTTTAAAGCATCTGTGACTAAAGATGAGTTAGCAAAGATGAAACGTAAGCATAAATTATTTAGAAAAGAAGAATTACAACAACAGACAACAATAGATGAATTCTTATTCTAGGAGTGACAACGTGCGGATAGAAATTAACTTTAACGAAACGTATGAGGCACCTATTGGCTCGCCTCGTCCACGTTTCAGAAATACAGGTAGATTTGTTCAAACATACATGCCAGCGTCGTATACGGCGCATAAGAAGTTTATACAGAGCCAGTTACCTAAAAAGATGTTGAATACACAACTTAAGGTGTCGCTTCACTTTTATTTCAAACCACCTAAGAGTTGGTCAAAAAACCAAAAACTGATAGCGATAGGTCAGTACAAACGTACTAAGCCTGATATAGATAACTTAATCAAAACTGTGCTAGATGCAGCGAACGATCATCTATGGAAAGACGATAACCAAATCGTTGAAATACACAGTTTTAAGCAATATGCAGAGGAACCGAAAATTATTTTAGAAGTGGAGGAAGTGTAATGCAAGAAGAAACACTAAAACTCACATTCGATTTAACCGTCGAAGTAGAACAACCTATTTGGATAAACAAACATGCAGATAGAGAAAACTATATCGAACATTACTCTAATAGATATAAAAATGACCCTGACGACTTACTGGATAATATCAAAAACATTACTGACGTTAGTGTCAGTTATGCAGATTGGAAGTGACACTATGATAAAAGTGAATTTAAACGGTAAACGTTACAGATTATGTGATGTGTATAAATATTTTGATGTATCTGATAGTACGGTTCGTAAGAGATATAAAGAAGGCTTACGTGGTCCAGAATTAATACATGGCAAGGGAGTATATGAATATGGTGCAGACGTACGAAAGAAATGAAAAGCAATTAACAGCTAAGCAGTTGTATGAGATACAGCAAGCAGAAATTAGGCACGAAAGAGCGTTGAAACGTAAACGTAGAGAAGAACGTATTGCTAGGGCTAAACGTGCAGAACGTGAGGTTGCTAAGCATAGAGTGAACACTAGATACTTTAAAAATCTAGTACAAAACAATCTTATGGTTAAAGTCAAAACAGATCAATACGGCAATGTGCAGAGGGGGTAGCGGAATGGAAAATGTAAGAATAATTGATTTGAAAGTAGATAATATTGTTCAGTTCCAAGCACCATTTAAAGGTATTACTGCTATGCAAACGGCCATAGTCAATCGTGTGTATGCAAAAGAAAAAGGTTTAAAAACAGTTTGGTACGCAGAGGTTGAGAATGCAGGTGGTTATAAATTCACACTTACTGATAATGATGACTTTGTGAGAGTAAACGAGCCATTCACACGTAAAGTGGATATGAAGGAAGGACAAGACATGGTACACGAACCACCTCATTATCAGTTCGGTAAATTTTCGGCAAGAATGATTATCGAATTAGTAGGTAAGACGTACAAATCGGCGTCAGTATTTTATCACGTAGGGAATGCACTCAAATACTTAATGAGAGCGCCTAGAAAGAATGGTTTAGAAGATTTACAAAAAGCTAAGCAAAGTGTCGAGTTTGCGATTGAATGTTGGGAGTGATGGTATATGAATGTTCATTTTAGCAGTAAATCAAATGAATGGACTACACCACAACATTTATTTGATGAATTAAATCAAGAATTTAATTTCACTCTAGATCCATGTGCAACTGAAGAAAATGCTAAGTGTAGTAAACACTTCACTATTGAAGATGACGGTTTGAGTAAAGATTGGTCAAATGATGTTGTGTTCATGAACCCACCTTACGGCAGAGAAATAAAAAAATGGATCAAGAAAGCATATGAAGAAAGTTTGAATGGTGCAACGGTTGTTTGTTTGATACCAGCAAGAACAGACACAATGTACTGGCATGATTTTATTTTCGATAAAGCAGATGACATTAGATTTTTAAAAGGTCGCTTGAAGTTTGGAAATGGTAAAAATAGTGCGCCTTTTCCAAGTGCAATAGTTGTTTATAAATATAAGGAGGACTAACTATGATCTATTTAGGTGGCGACATGCTAAGTATAGGGCAACAGATACGTCGTGAGTGGGAAAAGCAAGAGTTACAACGATTAGGCTTTAAAGTCTATGCACCACATGACGATAAGGGCATCAATGATAAAGCTAATGCTAAGCAAGATAAATTAGCAGAACGTATTGTAGCTAATGATACAGAGGGTATGGAACGCAGTAACATTATGATATTCGATTACTTACCTCATGCACAAGGGACAATTTGCGAAATGGGGTACGCACAGCGCCTTAAAAAAGAAAGTGAGAAGGATATTAAGATTTATGTTCAATGCACTGACATTAGACAAGGGACAGGACATATTTCGGAAGAACAAGATCGTGCAGAGTTCAGTATCAATCAATATGTGTATGGCGTAATCATGGATATTACAGACGGTAGAGGTATCCAAACATTTGATGAGATATGTGAGGAGTTAGTCTCATGATACTTAGCGATACAATCAACCAACGCTATCGCTACAACACACAAGGCAAGACACCTACACAGATACAACAGGAATTACGCAAGCTAGGTGTCAAAGGCTTTGTGGTTAAGGTGGCAGGAAGTAGAGTGACGATGTTGGTAAGTGAGAACGATATTAAAAGGAACAGGGAGTGTGTAAGGAATGGGAAATAGCATAGATCATAAATCTAAAGAATATTACGAATTGCAATCAGATATTTGGTTTAACGAATGTTGCAAGCGTATGAAAGAACGTGACGCTTACAAGAAACAACGTGATGAACTCATCAATGATATGGCAGAAGTGAAAAGGAAGGCAGAGGCGTTTGATGAGATTTTAAACGTTGACTATATAGTAGCGCCTGATGATTATGCACATGAAATCACAAAAATTGTAGATAAATATAGGGAGGAACAATAAATGAACACATTAGGACAATCAAAAACAGAAAACTTTGGCGCTTTAGATCAATTAGTAGAACAAGTCCAACAATGGAGTATTGATAAAAACTTACACAATGGTAATTCAGATAGACAAGCACTTAAATTCTATGAAGAAGCGGGTGAAATAGCTGCAGCATTATCTCGTGGACAAATGGACGCATTAAAAGATGGGATAGGCGACACTGTAGTGACATTAATAATCTTAGCACAACAACAAGGTTGGACTTTAGAAGAATGTTTACAATACGCCTATGATGAAATTAAAAATAGAAAAGGTAAAACTATTAACGGTACTTTTGTTAAGGATAGTGATTTAAATTAGGTTTATATATTAGCTTTATTTTTATGTTTTTCAATTAAGTCCGCTATGGAAAGTAAGAAACCATCTTCAGTTTCAATATGAGAAGAAATTATTCCACGAGATGTTCTTAATTCTAAGTTAATTCCTTGATAGAAATAAAAATTATGTTCTAATTCAAAATAACAATAAAAGCGAGTTGCTCCATAACTTTCAATACGAATAGGTATTTGATGAGTCTTAAGCTTAGGTCCATGTTTAGTAGAAAGAATTATTCTTTCATCTGTACTGCATATATTTTTATTGATAGAAATACCTGTAATAGAAATAGGCTCTGAAGAATTATTGATGATTTCAAAATGCGCATAAAAGTCACCGCCTGGAATGAAAAAACAGTTTGTTATTTGATAATTAAGACTAAATTTTTGTCTTTCCCAAGTACGTAAAACATTATAAGCACTTACGAATAATGATAATAAAGCTATAAATAAAGAACCAATACTAATGAATAACAATTTGAAAATCTCCTTTTATTTGATATAAGAAATCAAATTAATATCTTAACTATTATTAAAGCATTTTCCATACTAAAGATTAATTAAAGAATCGAGGAGTAAAAATGACAGAATTAACAATTATAATTTTAACAACAATTTTTACATTAATACCTTTTTGTTTATATAGCTATTTAAGTAATAAAATATTAAAAATTTGTTTATTCTTAATCGCAGAAGTAAGTTTAACCATAGCAATTACATATGCTAGTTCATATCATTATTTAGAAATGTTAATCACATTATTATTTTTGGTAACTTTATTCGAAATAGCTGAATTAAAGATAAAGAACAGAAAATTACAAGTAAATATGATTAGTACGCAAAATACAGTACGTGCTATTAAGACAGTAGATTTAGGCGTTAAAGAAGGTGTAGTTAAAGATTATATTATTAGAGTAATAGATAATAATGATGAATTTATCGAAGTGATGAAGCAACGCATTAATGAAAAGTTTTATGTGATTGAAGCAGGGAGTAGAGAAGAAGCAATCGAAAGATATAAACAGTTAAAAAAACATTCTAGTTAAATATTTAATTGTAGTTTACAATTAAATAAAAAAGGAGTAAATCGCAGTGGAGAATGATAAAGAGATAAAATATCAGAAAGTTAAATTACGTTTTTTGTACGTTTCCATTATCTTAGTATTAATAATTATTAGTTTAATTTCATTATTCTTTTATAGAAACGTAAACGCATGGTTATTCCTATCGTTTGCGGGTACGGCTATATCAATTGTTTTATCAGTAATTGCTATCTTAATTACATTAATTGATGTAGCAGGACAAAGACAACAAATTTCTGATATTTCAGAAAGTGCAAAGGCATTAGCTAAAAGTTCTGAAACATTAAAGCAATCAATAAAAGATTATCAAAACGATAAAGATGAAATAAGACATATTATTAATTCTACTTTAAAGGAATCAATTGGAGATAAATTAGAAGAACAAGCTAAAGTGTTCATAAATATGTTAGAAGGATTGAAAACAGAATCTAACGGTAACGAGAAACTTGAAGAAAGTATAAAAGATATTAAAAATATGCTGATTAAATCTACTGAGATAGGAAAAACAAAAGTAACAAACAAAGATTTTAAATCTAATATTAATTTTGATTTGTATGATCCCAAGTTGGGACTTTATAAGAAAAAATAATTATTAAAACAAAGAAAAAAATTGCTGAAGATAAAATTAAAAAAATAAAAGATTATCTTAATAGTAAAAACTTATATCTTGCATTTATTGAAAATAAAGAAAATAAATTAGTAATTAATGCAAATACATATTTGCTTTCTTTTCAAGCAAATATATATGAGAAAGAAATTAAAGAAATTATCAAAGATTATATAGATGAATAATAAAAAAGGAGGTCAGGAATGTCAACAACTTATGAAATTAAACCAGGTACCTTCAAATATATAGAATCAGAAATATATAGTCATTCTGAAAATAAAAGAGAAATAGATAGACTTAGGTTAGCCATATTAAATCCTACTAAACCATCTGATGAAAATATTGTTTATGGTCCATTAGAAAAAGGATTGCCAGTTAGAACAACAGAAGTCATGGCAACACGATTACTTACTAATAAGATGCTGCGTAACCTAGAAGAAATGGTTGAAGCAGTCGAGTATGTGTACAATAGATTGTCTGATGATCGTAAGAAAGTTATTGAGTTAAAGTACTGGAATAAAGATAGGAAACTAAAGATGGAACAGATTGCTAGTGAATGTCATATGCATCGCAATACTGTATCAAGTATTAGAAGAAACTTTGTAAAGGCAGTTGCAATGCATGTGGGAATGAAATAAGTTTGTGCATTAATTGTGCATTTGAAACGTATTTTAAATATATTATGATAGTGTGGATTAGATAGACTTATACACTAAGACGAATACTTATCAGAAGGCGTATCACTTATGTGGTACGTCTTTTTATTATACCTATAAAGGTGGTGTATGTATGACTAGAGTTGTAGGTAAAGGTAAGAACGGACGTAAGCAATATGAGTATGATTGGTTCTATCATTCAAAAGGATGGAGCAAGTTAAGGAGCATGGCACTTGATAGGGATAACTATCTATGTCAGAAGTGTCTAGCACATAACAAGATAACTAATGCTAAGATAGTCCATCACATTGTTTACGTAGATACTGATTTTACTAAAGCATTAGACCTGGATAATTTAATATCAGTGTGCCAAGACTGTCATAATAAAATTCATGCTAACGATAACGACAAAACGAACGAGAGAAATGTAAGAGTGATGAAAGTTTAAAAATTAAAATTGTTTTGAATTTCAAAATAAATAATTTTTATACCCCCCTACCAAGTGAGCAAAAAGTGATTCCGACGGGGACCGGCGGGGGGGCCTTCGTTCGCAATGCGGATAACTTTTTCATGAAAGGGGGTTAACTATGAAAATAACAAAAAATAAGCTAATTCAATATATTGATGATTATCAAAAATCTGATGACATACTTATTTCTTTATATTTAGAAACTTACGAATTTTATTGTCGATTAAGAGATGAATTAAAAGATAGTGATTTAATGTTGAGTCATACAAATAAAGCAGGTGCAACAAATATTGTTAAAAATCCACTTAGTATTGAATTAACTAAGACTGTTCAAACATTGAATAACTTGTTAAAGTCATTAGGTTTAACTCCTGCACAAAGAGAAAAAATAGTTCAACAACAAGAAGATGGTTTCGGTGACTATTAAAATATTAAATAAACCATCACCTAAATTGTTAACGACATGGTATGCCAAACAAGTAGTAGCAGGTAAGATTATCGTAAATAAATACGTGATAAAAGAGTGTGAGCGACACCTTAAATACTTAAAAGGTCATGAAAAGTGGATTTTTGATGAAGAATTAGCACATAGACCAATACGTTTTATAGAGAAATTTTGTAAACCATCAAAGGGTGCAAATAATCAATTAATACTACAACCATGGCAACATTTTATTATTGGTAGCTTATTTGGTTGGGTACACAAAGAAACTAAGTTAAGACGATTTAAAGAAGCACTTGTATTTGTTGGGCGTAAGAATGGTAAAACAACGACTATTTCAGGGCTTGCTAACTATGGTGTATCGCAAGATGGAGAAAATGGTGCCGAAATACATATGTTAGCAAACACCATGAAACAAGCACGATTATTATTTGATGAGTCTAAAGCTATGATTAAAGCTAGTCCAGTTCTAAAGAAAAATTTTAGATCATTACGTGATGCCATTCATTATGATAAAACGATATCTAAAATTGAACCGCAAGCATCAGACAGTGAAAAACTAGATGGACTAAACACACATATAGGTATTTTTGATGAAATACATGAATTTAAAGATTATAAACTTATATCAGTCATTAAAAACTCAAGAGCAGCACGTTTACAACCATTATTGATTTATATCACTACTGCAGGTTTCCAGTTAAATGGACCACTTGTAGATATGGTAGAAGCGGGAAAAGATACATTAAACGGAATTATTGAAGATGAACGCACTTTTTATTACTTAGCTTCTCTAGATGATGAAGATGATATTAATGATAGTGAAAACTGGATTAAAGCTAATCCAAACATTGGTGTGTCGATTGATATTGAAGTTATGAAAGAAGAATGGATAAAAGCAAAGCGTATTCCTGCAGAACGTGGCGATTTTATTACTAAACGATTTAATATCTTTGCTAATAATGATGAGATGAGTTTTATAGACCATACAACATTATCTAAAAATAATGAAGTGATCGCTTTTGATGAATTAGAAAATCATCCATGTACAGTGGGTTATGACTTATCTGAAACGGAAGACTTTACATCTGCTTGTGCTACATTTGCACTTGAAAATGGAAAGATTGCAGTATTAAGTCACTCATGGATACCAAAACATAAAGTAGATTTATCGAATGAAAAAATACCATATAGAGAATGGGAAGAAGCGGGATATCTGACTATACAAGATAAACCTTATATAGATTATACAGATGTATATGACTGGATATTAAAAGTGAATGAACATCATCCAGTAGAAAAAATTACATATGACAGAGCAAACGCATTTAGACTTAATCAAGAGTTAAAAAATTATGGGTTTGTTACTGAAGAAACAAGGCAGGGCGCATTAACATTGAGTCCTGCTTTAAAATCGTTAAAAGAGTTATTTTTAGATGGCAAAGTAATCTATAACAATAATCCATTATTCAAATGGTACGTAAACAATGTGAAATTAAAACTTGATAGAAATGGAAACTGGCTACCATCTAAACAAAGTCGATATCGTAAAATAGATGGCTTTGCAGCATTACTAAATACGTATACTGATATTATGAATAAACTCACTGAAGAAAGTAACACGGGAAATATTGAATTTTTAAGTATTAAAGACTTAATGGATTAAGGAGGTGATTAAAATCGCAAGTGTGAATATCTTTACTAGGATAAAGCGTAGATTAATTGATAATTGGATAGATGAAACAAGTAATACACTTTATGATTTCTCGCCATGGCGTAACAAATCATTTTGGGGGAATATCAATAATACTTTAGAAACTAATGAAACTATTTTTTCTGCAGTAACTAGGTTAGCAAATTCATTATCTAGCATGCCAATTAAGTTATATGAAGATTATAAAGTCATAAACACAAACGTATCTGAACTATTAACAATTAGTCCTAATAACTCAGTAAGTAGTTATGATTTTATCAATCAAATTGAAACGGTAAGAAATGAAAAAGGTAATGCATATGTATTGATTGAACGAGATACATTTTCGCAACCTAGCAAACTATATTTACTAAATTCAGACATAGTAAATATAGCAATAGAGAATAATAGTAGAGAAGTCTATTACATTATTCACGCTGCTTCGGGTAACAAACTTATCATTCATAATATGGATATGTTGCATTTTAAACACATTGTAGGCTCAAATATGTTAAAAGGGATAAGTCCTATTGATGTGCTTAAAAATACAACAGACTTTGATGCTGCTATACGTAAATTCAATTTATCAGAAATGCAAAAGCCAGACTCATTTGTACTTAAATATGGTTCAAATATTGATGTGAAAAAACGTCAAAGTGTAATCGAAAATTTTAAAAAATTCTACGAAGAGAATGGCGGCATTTTATTTCAAGAGCCTGGTGTAGAGATTGATCCAATACCTAAAAAATATGTTTCTGAAGATATTGTTGCAAGTGAAAATCTTACTAGGGAACGTGTAGCGAATGTCTTTCAACTACCTGCAGTGTTCTTAAATGCTAATGAAAGTAGTAACTTTACGAAGAATGAAGAATTAAATCGATTTTTCTTACAACACACTTTAATTTCTATTATTAAACAATACGAATCAGAATTTAATCGTAAACTTTTGACACCTTTAGACCGTAAGAAAAATAGATATTTCAAATTCAATGTAAAAGCATATTTACGTGCAGATAGTGCTACACAAGCTGAAGTATACTTTAAAGCAGTTAGGAGTGGTTATTACACTATCAATGAAATTCGAGAACTTGAAGATTTACCGCCAGTCGAAAATGGCGATAAACCATTTATTAGTGGCGACTTATATCCAATTGATACACCACTAGAGTTACGTAAATCATTGAAAGGTGGTGATAAAGATGACAACGAAAAAGTACTTTCAAATCAACAAGAAAACGGATAAAAAAGGCGAGATTTTCATTTATGGAGATATTGTGAGTGAAGAATGGTTTGCAAATGAAGTAACAGCACCTGGATTTAAGAAACAATTAGATGAATTAGGGAATGTTTCTGAAATAGATGTTCACATAAACTCGTCGGGTGGTAACGTGTTTGAAGGTCATGCTATCTACAATATGCTTAAAATGCATAAAGCAAAAATTAATATCTATATTGATGCATTGGCTGCATCAATCGCAAGTGTGATCGCTATGAGCGGTGACACTATTTTTATGCACAAAAACAGCTTTTTGATGATTCATAATTCATGGATTATGACAGTAGGTAATGCCAAAGAATTACGTGATACAGCAGATTTATTGGATAAAACGGATGAAGCAAGTAATCAAGCATATTTAGATAGAGCGCTTAATATTAGCGAAGAAGAACTGAAAGAATTATTAGATGCTGAAACATGGCTTACTGCAAGTGAAGCGTTAGAAAAAGGATTTATTGATGAAATTTTAGAGCCTAATGAAATCGCAGCAAGCATATCTGATGAACGATATAAGTTATTTAAATCTGTACCTTCATCCATTACAAAACAAAACAATAATGTAACAAAGCACTTAGAAGAACAAAAATTAAGACGAAAAATTATAAAAGAGTGTGAAACTTTAAAATTCACACTTAATTTATAGGAGGGTAAACGAATGCCAACATTATTTGAATTAAAACAATCGTTAGGAATGATTGGACAACAATTATCAAACAAAAATGAAGAATTAAGTAAACAAGCTTCAAATCCTAATGTAGATATTAAGGATATTGAGAAATTAAGAAGTGAAAAAGAAGGTTTACAACAACGTTATGAAATCGTTGAACAACAAGTAAAAGAAATTGAACAAAAAGAAAAAGCGAAATTAAACGACAAAACTTCTGCTTATCAAAAATTAAATGGCGATGAAAAATTAATTAAAGCAAAAGCAGAATTTTATCGTCACGCTTTAAAACCTGATGAGTTTAAAGCACCATCACATGAAGCTAAAAAAGCTTTAATTGCTTTACCTGATGGAAATGAAAGTGGTGGAGATAAATTCTTACCTACTTTATTATCAAATGAAATAGTATCGGAACCTTTTGCGAAAAATAAATTACGTGAAAAAGCACGATTAACAAATATTAAAGGCTTAGAATTACCACGTATTGCTTATACATTAGACGACGATAACTTTATTACTGACGAAGATGTAGCTAAAGAAATCAAATTAAAAGGTGATACAGTAAAGTTTGGTTCAAACAAATTTAAAGTATTAGCATCAGTATCTGATTCTATTATTCATGGTTCAGATGTTGATTTGGTCAATTATATTGAAAATGCTTTACAATCCGGTTTAGCAGCTAAAGAGCGTAAAGATGCATTTTCTATTATTTCAACTTCTGAATCTCAACATATGTCATTTTATATTGGAGATAAAGTGAAATCAGTTAATGGAAAAACTACTTATGAAGCAATTACTAAAGCATTAGCTGATTTACACGAAGATTTTAGAGAGAATGCAAGTATTTACATGAGATATGCTGAATATGTAGATATTATTACTACTTTAGCGAATGGTTCTACTGCGTTATTTGAAGCAACTCCAGAAAAAGTATTTGGTAAACCAGTTATCTTTACAGATGCTGCAACTCATCCAGTTGTCGGAGATTTTAATTACTTTGGCATCAACTATAACGGCATTACTTTTGATACTGATAAAGATGTTAAACACGGTGAATATTTATTCGTGTTAACAGCTTGGTATGACCAACAACGTATCTTAGACAGTGCGTTCCGTATTGCAAAGGTGGATAATACTCCCTTATAATCCCCGAAATGTAGAAGTAAGACCTAATACTAGATCAGCGGTTGTATCTACAAATTAGGGGCGATGCAGAATGAATTTAGAAGATTTGAAAAAATGGTTAAGAGTAGATTATAACTTTGAAGATAGTGTAATTACTGATTTAATCGAATCTGCTAAAGCTGAATTATTATTGAATGGTGTACCTGAATATACTGAAAGTGATGAAGAGTATTCGCTTTTTATGACTGCCATAAAGTATATTGTCACTAGAGATTTTGAAACACGTGGCTTTATAACTGAAATATATAAATCAAAAGCATTTAATGAAAAAACATTACAATCTATGATACTTAAATTAAAAAAATGGTGAGGTGATTTTATGGAATTCAATGAATTTAAAAATCATCTTACCTTTTTTAGATATGTTAACAATGGACCATATCCCGATGAAAACGAAGAAGAAACGCTATATAGTTGTTTTTGTAAAATATACAGTCCAGTCATAAAAGATATGGAAATATTAAAATCGAATGAAACTAAAATTACGTTGAATGTTGTTATTAGAGATGCTTCTGAATTCTATATCGTTAAATCTAATCATATGATAAAAATCGATAAAGCAATTTATAGAGATAAATTATTTGCTATTAAAGAAATTAGAGTGAATCAACCTAGAGAACACTACATCACTTTGTTGGTATCTGAAGTATGAGTGTAGAAGTTAAAGGTATGGAAGAAGTATTATCGCAATTAGAAAAACGATTCAGTCCAAAAGAGTTGATTCAAATTGAAGATGAAGCATTAAATAAAGGTTCTGAAGTGTTGTTGAAAGCATTAAAAAGTAACTTTGAAAGTTTTAAAGCAACTGGTAACACTATCAAAGAAATGTCTGTGACAAAACCATATAGCAAAAATATTTCTGTTTTAAGAGCTAAAAGTATTAAATGGAAAGGGCCAACAGGTAGATATAGAATTATTCACTTAAATGAACATGGTTATACAAGAAATGGTAAAAAATACACGCCACGTGGTTTTGGTGTGATTGCTAAAACCTTAAAAGAAGTAGAATCAGAATATCGAAATGTCGTTATTAAGGAGTTGAAGAAAAAACTATGAATATTTTAAACATAATAAGGACGTTAATTCTAGAAGATGAATTTTTAAAATCCGAATTAGATAATAGAGTTTATTTTTATGAAACGTCAAAAAACGCAGACATTACAAATAGTTTTGTGATTTTAACTCCTATCTACGACGAACCAAAAACGACTGTATCTGATAACTATCTATCTGAAGAATATTTAATACAGGTAGATGTTGAAACATATCATCATCAGAAAACAATAGATATCACAAAACGAATCAGACGCTTAATGTGGGAAAATGATTTATTACCTGCATCAAGCAAACTTGATATGTATTTTAAAGAAACAAAACGGTACGTGATGTCACGACGATATCAAGGCGTACCTAAAAATCAATATTATAAAGAAAAACACATCGATTAGGTGTGTTTTTTTATTTTTATAAAAATTGGAGGCAAAAGAATGGGATCATATGTAGCTGGATTTAAACGAATCTATGTCGGTGTATTCGACAATAAAGCGGAAAAAGTAACAGAGTTATATACATGGGAAGATGACAAAGGTGGTACTGTTCGTATGAACATTACAGGTTTAGCACCTGATAAAGTAGACATGTTTGCATCAAATAAACGTGTATGGATTAAAAAACAAGGTACAAACGAAATTAAATCTGATTTAGAAGTATTCAACGTACCTTCTGACGAATTAAATACTGTAATTGGACGTAAAAAAGACGCTAACGGCACTGCATGGGTAGGAGAAGATACACGTGCACCATATGTAACTGTTGTAGGTGAATCTCAAGACGGTATCACAGGCGAACCGATTTATTGTTCATTAATGAAAGGTGTATTTAGTTTAGATAACTTAGAATTCAAAACTAAAGGCGAAAAAGCAGAAGCACCTGAAGTTACAAAACTTGTAGGAGATTGGATGAACCGTAAAATTGAAGTTGATGGCAATGTGACTGGTGTCGCTTATGGTTATCACGAAGGTAAACAAGGTGCAGACAAATTCTTACAAAAAGTGTTCGTTGGTTACACTAAACCAATATTAGCAACTGACAAACACAGTGAATCAGAATTTAACGGTAACACTGATCGTGGTATTATTGACGAATCTCATCCAACTGAAGCACATGAAGTAAGTAATTTAACACATTCAGATAGTAATCCATCTGAAACACACGAAGCAACAACTAGTGTAAATCATCAATAAGTAGAGTGATAAATTATGGTTACAAAATTAAAAGTATACGATAAAAAAAACAATGTAGTGGGAGAAGCAGAGTTAAATGAAGATGGTACATCTAAAGTAACCATTAATAATCTTGAACCTAATACAGTATACCCTGAAGGTACATTCAGAGTAGCACATGTTAAAAATGAAAAGGTGTCAGATTATGTAGACGTACCCGAATTTAAAACGAAACCAACTACTACAAACAAAGACGAGGCACAGTAATTATTACTGTGTCTTTTTTATTTGAAGAAAAGGAGCTAATACAATGATTAGATTTGAAATTAAGAATCAAGAAACTGGTAAAACTGAAAGCTACAAAAAGGACTTTATCACATTAGGAGAAGCTGAAAAATGCTATACGTATTTAGAAGCGGTAGAAAAGGAACGTGAGAAAGAGAAACCTGATGCAAGTAAAGTCAGAGTAAAAGAACGTCAATTACTTGTCGATTTATTCAAAGAACAAGGCTTAACAGAAGAAACAATCTTAAACAATATGAGTACAAAAATATATACAAAAGCGATTCAAGATATCTTTCGAGAAGTCAACGGTGATGATGAAGAAGATACAGAAATTGAAACAGAAGAAGCGGGAAAGACAGGAAAGTAATTTCAATAAAAGATATTTTATCGAACATTAAAAAGATACAAACGTACTGTATGGAAAAGTACGGATGGACAATCATAGAAGTAAAACAACAACCTTATTTCGAAGTATTAGACTTACTTGCTTTAAATAAAGAAGATGAAGCGTCTCAACAACAAAAAGAACAAAAATTAAGCACCGATAAAGTTTACACAGGCAAAGATTTAAAATTATTGTTCGGTGGTTAGAAAGGAGGTAAATATAAATGGATGAAAAGTTACAAGGTTTAACCTTAGAGATGTCACTTGATGCGATTGGCGTTCAAGAAGGTATGAAAGGCTTGAAACGACAATTAGGTATCGTAAATAGTGAAATGAAGGCAAACCTATCCGCCTTTGATAATTCAGAAAAGTCTATGGAGAAATACGAAGCAACGTTAAAAGGTTTGAATGAGAAGTTAAAAGTTCAGAATCAAATGTTTGTACAGTCTAAAAATGATTTATCAAGATTAAATGCGGATTATCAAAATGCAGTAAGTCGTGTTAAAGATGTAGAACGTGCTTATGAAAAACTAGTAGAAACAAATAAGAAGAATAAACTAGCTTACGATCAATCTACTAATGCCATGAAAGAATCAAACGTTGAACTAAAAAAATCTGAAGTACAATTTGCTAGAACGATAAAACGTAAAGATGAAGCATGGCAAAAGTTAAAACAATTAAGACAAGCTGAAAAAGACTTAAAAGAAAGTAATGAAGCAACAACTGCACAATTAAATAGAGCAAATAATGCGATACAAAAACAAGTAGAAAAGCATAAAGAGTTAGTAGCTAAGTACAAAGAAGAAGAATCTCAAGTTAAAAAGTTACGACAAGAAAATAGAGAATTATTATCTTCACATGAGAAAGTTACTAAAAACTATCAAACTTCTAATAAGGAATTAAAAGAAACTGGCGAAGAATTTAAGCAACTGAATACAACGATTAAAAATCACAATAAATTATTAGCAAGTGCCGAACGAAATGTAAATAATGAACTTTCAGCATTAAACAAGTTAGAGCGACAAGTTAATAAAACTAAGTCAGAAATGAATGACTTTAATCGTGAACAAGTAATTGCTAATAGTAGTTTTACTAAATTAGCTGAACATGCTGATAAAATATCCAATAAATTTGGAGCAATCAGCGACAAAATGAAAAGTACAGGTAAAACAATGAGCGTAGGTATTACTGCACCAGTTATAGCAGGTTTTGGTGCTGCTATCAAAACAAGTGCTGACTTTGAAGCGCAAATGTCAAAAGTAGGTGCAATTGCTCAAGCAAGTAGTAGTGATTTAAAAGCTATGACGAATGAAGCGGTCGACTTGGGTGCTAAAACAAGTAAAAGTGCAAGTGAAGTTGCAAAAGGTATGCAAGAGTTAGCATCATTAGGATTTGATGCTAAACAAACAATGGAGGCTATGCCAGGTGTAATTAGTGCAGCTGAAGCAAGTGGTGCTGATATGGCACAAACAGCTACAGTTATGGCTGGAGCTATTAATGCGTTTGGGCTAAAAGCTTCAGAAACGACACATGTAGCTGATTTACTTGCTACTGCTGCAAATGATAGTGCTGCAGACATTAATTACATGGGTGATGCGCTTAAATATGCAGGTGCGCCTGCAAAAGTATTAGGAGCAACACTTGAAGATACTTCAGCAGCCATTGAAGTAATGTCAAATACAAATTTAGAAGCTTCTCAAGCAGGTACTACATTGCGTGCTTCATTCATTAGATTAGCAAGTCCATCTAAGGAAGCATCGACATTAATGCAACAATTAGGTGTCCACTTAATGGATACTAAAGGCCAATTTGTAGGTATGCCACAATTGATCAGTCAATTTCAAAATGGTCTACAAGGTATGTCTAAAGAACAAAAATTAGCAGCGGTATCAACAATAGTAGGTAGTGAAGCGGCAAGTGGGTTTTTATCATTAATTGATGCTGGACCGTCTAAAATTGATAAGTATAGTCAATCACTTAAAAATTCAGATGGTGTAAGCAGTAAAGCTGCTAAAAATATGAGAGATAACCTTCTTGGCTCTGTCGAACAACTTAAAGGTTCATTAGAATCATTAGGAATTAAAGTAGGCACACTATTAATTCCACCTATTAGAAAAGGTGTTAATTGGTTAAGTAAATTTGTTGATAAATTTAATACTTTACCTGATTTTATTAAAAAAGGCGTAGTCGCTTTTACATTATTAGCAAGTGCCATTGGTCCAGTGATTTTAGCCGGTGGTATTTTAGCCGGTGTGATTTCTAAAGCAGTAAAAGGGTATAGAGATTTAAATAAAACAATGGCTATCAATAGTGCAGAGGCAGCTATTAATGCTAAAGCAATTGATGTAGCTTCTAATTCAATTGGTAAAACTGGAAAAGTTGCTAAAAACTCTAAAGGTCATATGAATGAGTTAGGAGATGCAGTCGGTAATTTAAGTACTGGATTTGATGGGCTTGGTAAAAAGGTGCCAGGCGTAGGCGGTAAATTTGGTAAATTCGGTAGTTTACTTGGTGGACTAGTATCACGATTTGGTAGTTTAGGTAATGTGTCTAAATTCGCAGTTGGAGCAATTGGTAAACTAACTATACCACTCACAATTATTTCTACTGTATTCACTATAGCGTATCAAAAGCTAGGTTGGTTTAAACAAGGTATACATGATTTAGGACGTTTATGGAATGAAACAGTTGGTAATCTAGACTTCTCATGGATAAGTAAATTCACAAAAGGAATAGGCACTGCTTGGGATAAAACAAAAGAATTTTCAGCTAAACTATTAGAATTGACACCTATGTTTAAAATGTTAAAAGTATCTTTTGATGGTATTCACAAAGGTGTGGCTAAAGCTACTGATAAAGTTGATGTATTTGGTGAAGGTGTATCTAAAGAAACTAAATCGGCACTTGGTTCATTCGTAAATTACTCTGAAAAATCTAGTAAGATATTAGAGAAAATGCGTATTAATCATGGCGAGATAACTCAAAAAGAATCACAAGAATTAACTAATTTAAATAAAAAAATGAGTGATGATTTAATAGAACAAATGAACAAGCGTAAAGATAAAGAACTTAAAATTGCTCATGATGTTCTAGATAAATCTACTGCTATATCTGAAGAAGACAAAAAGCGCATATTAAAGAAAACTGAAGAGAGAAACGAAATAGCCATTAAGAAAACTCAAGAATTAAATAGAAAAATAAAAGAAATTGAAGATAAAAGAAATAATAGTGGTAAGTTATCAGATAAAGAAATTAGAGAATTACAATCACTGTATAAGCAAAGAGAAGAAGTAGCAGTTAAAGCATTAACAAATGGAGAAAAAGAACAAAAACGTGTTTTGGCTCGAATATCAATTAATCGTAAAGCTGCATCAATCGCAGAAGCTTCTGAAATTGTCAAAGAGGCGAATAAAGCACGTGATGATGCGAAAAAAGATGCAAAGAAACGCTATGATGATAAAATTGACGAAATTAATTCAATAGTTGGATTATCTCAAAAAGAAAGAGAAAAATTATTAGATGAAGCCAAAAAGAAATACGATAAGGATAAAAAATTAGCAGATGAAAATCATGAAAGTGTCATGAGAAATCTGAAAAAATCTAATAAAAATATTGAAGCGGAAATCGATTTATCAAATGGTAAAGTTTATAATGGTTTTCAAAAATGGTGGCATAATATTAAAGAAGGCCATTTTAGTTTATCAAAGCATATAAAAAAATCTTGGTATAATCTTGTACAGGGTATTTTTGGTGCAATTGATAGTTTGAAAGGAATAGGTAATAAGATAGGGCAACCATTTTCTAAAGCTAAAGACTTTATTGTAAGTTCATCTAAAGACATATATCAGGGTGTGACACATTGGTTTGAAAATACTAAAAATAGCATTGGAAATAAAATCAGTGATATGAAAGAACATGCTAGTAAAAAATGGGGAGCAATTTCTAATGATGCATCTCATAATGCTCATTTGATTTATAGTGGCACTTCAAAATGGATGAATAAAGCATTTAGTAGTATGAATGGTTGGCTAAGTGACATGAAAAACAGTGCATTAAAAAAATGGGATGCGATATCTAGTGTAGCATGGTCAAATGCAAAAAGTGTATGGCGGGGTACTTCAAAGTGGTTTGGTGATGCATATAGTAGCTTAAAAAGTTGGGTAGGCGACATGTATGAATCGGCCTTTGATAAATTTGATAGTATCTCAAGTTCTGCATGGTCAAATGCAAAATCCGTATATAACGGTTTTAAAACTTGGTTAAGTAATACACTAGATTGGATTAAAGAAATCGGTGGAGAAATGGCAGATGCTGCAGCTGATTTAGGTAAATCTGTTGCAAATAAAGCAATCGGTGGACTTAATAGTATGATTGGCGGTATCAATAGCATTTCTAAAGCTATTACTGATAAAGACTTAATTAAACCTATACCAACACTTTCAACTGGTACAATGGCTAGTGCGTCTGTTTCAACTGATTCGAATGGTGGCTTAACTGCACCAACTTTAGCAATTGTTAATGATCGTGGCGTGGGGAATGCTCCAGGTGGCGGTGTACAAGAGATTATACACAGAGCAAATGGAACACTTGAAGCGCCACAAGGGAGAAATGTGCTTGTTTCTCTAGGTGTCGGAGATAGCGTCATTAATGCGAATGATACACAACGTTATCAACGTATGGGAGTAATACCAAATTTTTCAACTGGTACTAAGAAAAAAGACTGGTTAGAAAATATGATGTCTTCAATCGGTAAATTCGGTAGCAAAGCTAAAGATACATTCCATAATATCAAAACTGGTGCAAAAGATATGATAAAAGCAGCAGGCGATAAAATTAAAGATGGGGCATCATGGCTAAGTGAAAAAGTTGGAGATGTTTGGGACTATATTGAAAATCCAGGGAAGTTAGTATCTAAAGTTATGGATAGTTTAGGTATTAGTTTTGGCGAAGGTAACCATGCCACTATTAAAATGGCTAAAGGTGCATTCAATATTCTCAAAACTAAATTAATAGATAAAGTTAAATCTTGGTTTGAAGAGTTCGGTGGTGGCGACGGTTCATATTTATTCAATTATCCAATTTGGCAACGTTTCGGTAGTTATACTGGTGGCTTAGGATTTAATGGTGGTCGTCATTATGGTATGGACTTTGGTATGCCAGCTGGTACAAAAGTTTACGCAGTCAAAGGCGGTATAGTAGATAATGTATGGTATGACTATGGTGGCGGTAACTCAATTCAAATTAAAACAGGACCAGGCGAGTGGAATTGGTATATGCATTTATCTAAACAACTTGTACGTTTAGGTGAACATATTAGAACTGGACAATTGATTGCAGAATCGGGGGCAACTGGTGCATATTGTAAAGGTGCTCACTTACATTTCCAATTAATGCGCGGAGACCATCCTGGAAACGATACAGCAATTGATCCAGAGTCATATCTTAAATCATTGAAAGGTGCTGCAGGTGGTAATGGTGCCGATGCTGCGAGAAGTGCCATTTTAAAAGCGCAAGCTATTTTAGGTGGGAACTATAGAAGTAGTTATATAACTGAGCAAATGATGCGAGTAGCTAAACGAGAATCAAATTATACATCTAATGCAGTCAATGATTGGGATATCAATGCGCAAATGGGAGATCCGTCAAAAGGTATGTTCCAAATGATAGGTACGACATTTAGAACTTATGCTAAGAGTGGATTTGATAATATTATGAATCCGGTTGATGAAGCTATATCTGCAATGAGATATATTGTTGATAAATACGGTTGGAACGGATTTAAGCGTGCAGGAGATTATGCATATGAAAATGGTGGTTTAATTACTAAACATCAAATTGCAGAAATCGGAGAAGGCAACAAACCGGAAATGATTATCCCACTTACAAAACGCAGTCGTGCTATTAAATTAATAGAAGATGCAATGCGTATTGTTGGTATGGATACAAGTTCTAGTAATGTCACAGTAAATCAAGATAATTCAACAGTTGAAAAATTATTAAATCATATTGCGATATTAACTGATACTGGTAATAAATTAACAAGAATGTTAATAGAAACGGTTAAACCTAATCAACAAAATAACAATTTAGACAATGTTGAACAAACATTATCAAAAATAAGTGCAACACGTGCATTAGCACTTAATTACATGGAAGGGGGACTTGATATTTAATGAGTGAAACATGGGTTAAAATCATTGAAGATGGTATCGAATACGATATAGATGAATTTGCTGGATTAATGTTTTTAGATGCTAAAGCAAGCTATCCTTCCGAAAATGAAAATAATGTGTCTATCAATGGTATAGATGGTGTTTTACCAGGGGCGATTAGTTTCGCTCCTTTTAATTTAGTATTACGTTTTGGCTATGATGGAATAGATGCTAGAGAAATTGATTTGTTTGAACATCACTTTAGAAGTATCTTTCATAGAAGAAAACCATATGCAATTGTTACATCTCAAATGCCAGGTATTAAGTATTCAATTAGTGGAGCCTCTATACAACCTACAGTAAAAGATTTTTGTTCTTTAGAATTAGAAGTTACTTTAAAAGTATATAAAGGTTATTCAGAATCAGTAAATACAACTGGAAAAGACTTTGTATTTAATTCTGAATGGATGCTTGAAAATGGATTACCTTTAAACCACAAACCAAAGTATCATTTTAAAACAAGAAGTTTTCAAGTTTGGAATGGTTCAACAGATACAGTAGATCCTAGAATGCGTCATAAGTTAAAAATATTGATACAAATTAATGCAGTCGGTGGTTTCCAACTAGTTAATACTACTACAGAGGATAAATTTAAATATAATAAAACAATCGAATATCGTTCGAAATTCATGTTAAATGACGTATATGCATATAAAGATAATCAAAGAGTTGGGATAGATACGAATAGAGGTATCATTACGCTTGCACCGGGAATGAATAATTTCGAAATACTTGGAGACGTAAAAGATGTAGATATCATTTTTGAATTTCCATTTATTTATAGATAGGGTGATTTAAATGGATAAACATAAGCACATATCAATTATGAATTTTGAACAAACGATATGCGAAAACTTGATTGAAATAGATTATAGTACCTTTAAAGATACGTATGAATTAAACAGTGCTCGGATGATTACATTTACAGCATACCGAACGAATGCTAATCGATTTGTATTTGACTTACTTGTGAATGAAAATTTTGTCATTTATAAAGGCGAGAAATTCATTATTAAGAATGCAGTTTCTAAAGTCGAAGGACAAAAAGTATCAATGGACATCACTGCTTATCATGTAATGTTTGAATTTCAAAATCATTTCGTGGAACAGCTTGATGACGATAGTAGTGATAAAAAGAAAAAAGAATATACATTATCACAGTATCTTGAGTATGGTTTTAAAAATCAAAAGACAAACGTGAAGTACACATATAAATTATTTGGTGACTTCAGTAAAAAATAATGGTTGATAATATAGGCGGTAAAAATGGAATTGAGTTTATCAAAGAAGCTATTGATTTATTCAAATGTATTATCTATCCAATCGATACTGAAATAGGTTTTTATACTCCTGAAAATTTCTATAAACGAAGTGAAGAGATTATTAGATATAAATATAATACTGATAATGTCGTCGCTACTATTAGCACAGTAGAATTACGAACTGCAGTTAAAGCATATGGCAAACGACGAGATAACGATAAAAAGAAAAAGTATGAAGCTATGATTGAATATGTGTCACCACAAGCTGAAATATATGGTAAACGATATGCAAGTCCAATCAATAATGATGATATTACAAGTGAAACTGAACTAAAAAAATGGGCTGAATCGCAACTACAAGATAAGCCAAAAACAGAATTAACAGTTAACTATATTAGTTATAAACATTTATCACCTAGAGATACGGTTTTCTTTATTCATGAATTAATGAACTATAATACTGAACTTAAAATCATCAAGTTAGAACGGGGACATCCATTTGTACAAACGATTGACATTTTAACATTTAGTAATGAATTAGAGGATATGGTTAAAATTCAACAATCACTGAATAAAAAACTAAAGGCTCAAGATAATAAATTCGATTATAAATTGAAAGAGTTTAATCATTCAGTATCTAAAAATATGAAAGAACTCATTCATGTGGGCGAAGCGGTAGGAAGTGTATTAGAATGACGGAAATCAGACCACTTTATTTTGAAGATGAACATATATATCCACAAACACACGTGCAAGCGATTGTAGGATTAAATAATGCTACAACCGAAAAGAATGGGCTATTATCCAAAGAAGATAAACAAAAACTAGATAAATTAAACGTAACAGACTCTAACAAATTAGGGTCTGTTTTTTATAAGGAGGTGACCTTAAGTGCCGATAACGAGCATTAGAACTCTTACTGTAAACAATGAAGAAGTATATGCTAGGACTCATATACAAGGAGTGGATGGATTATCAAATTCAACCGAAAATAAAGACGGTTTAATGTCAAAGGAAGATAAACAGAAATTAAACAGACTACAAGAATTTGATATATCCAAATTAAATGAAGCGACTAAAATAAGTCCTGGTTTAATGAGTATGGAAGATAAACAAAAGTTGGATAGTATCGATAAACATAATCAAATAATTAATAGGAATGTGAACGTTTATCCAAATAAAACACAAATAGTTAATTTAAATAAAAATTTAACATCTTGTTTAAACGGAATTATCTTAGTATGGCGTTTAGATGATATAGATGATTTATACCATTATCAATATGTGCCTAAATATCATAACAATCATCCTAATACTTATATTACAGAAGTCATCCCTTATAGAAATCAAGGTAATAAACTAGACTACTGTATAAAATTAGTAAGAGTATCTAATACACAAGTTGTAGGTGCAGCAAGTAATCAATTAGCACCATCTAATCATGTTCGATTGCATGAAATTTTGGAGTATTAGGAGGTAGAACATGGGGTTAATAACAACAAACTTAAGTAATCAAGCAGGAGCGGAGTTTAGACGACAACTCATTGAAAACTTCAAAGAAATTGAAAATTTCATGGGTGATTACAAAACTGGAGAAGCGGAAAAGAAAATCTCTAGTTTAGTTAAAAAATATGAAGATGAATTATTTAAAGAAGTCAGAGCAATCGTAATGCCGGAAGAATCACCACTTGAAGTGACTAAAGAAGTCGTTGATAGCAAAACGGATTTAAAAGGCGTTAAACATGATTCATTATCGGAACGTATTAGAAATGATTTAGAACAACTTAAAAAAGATCAAGTTGAAAATAATCCACTACACAATACAGTAGTGACTAAAAATGGAACGGTCGTTTATGACTATTCTAAAAAATCACAAACACTATCTGATATTAAAAACATTTATTGTATAGGCGATTCAGTTGCTAGAGGTTTACATGCTAGTAAAAACTTTGGACAATTTTTAGCGGAAAAATTAAATGCTAATTTAAACAATTTAGCAGTATCGGGTGCAACATTCTCTAAAGCAAGTGATAATAGTATATTCGACCAGGCCTTAAAAGTTAAAGACGCAGACTTAGTTATCGTACAAGGTACTGATGATGATTGGCTAAAAAATGATGGTATTGAACTTGGCATAGATAAAACTGATATTAGAACATTTTTAGGTGCATTTTACCAAATTATAAAAGTGATTAGAGCACAGAATAAAGATGCAAAAATTGTATGTATGACTGCAACACGTCAATTACCAGTCAACGGTACTTACATTAGAAGAAAAGATACAGATAGAAATAGATTAAATTTAAGCTTAGAAGACTATGTTAATGCTCAAGTGTTAGCATGTACTGAATTAGATGTACCTATTTTTGATGCATATCATACAGATATTATAAATCCATATAATCCAGGATTTAGAAAAAAATATATGATAGACGGCTTACATCCTAATGAGTTGATACATGAAGTGATTAGTTATGAATTACTTAAAAATTATTACTATTTCTATGGTTAAGAAAGGGATGATATTAGATGGCAAATCAAGATTTATTCTTTGATATAACAAAGCAAGGTACAGAACAAGAAAAGCAACAATACATCATTAGTCGTGTCGGTGATGGTGGTTTAAAAGCAATTACAATTACTGTTTATTCAAATGGTCGTCCATATAACATTACTGATTTAACTCCAGTTTTCGAAGGTGTTAAACCTGATGGAGAGCGTATTATTGATACAACAGGTGGTTTAGTATTAGATCCACGTAACGGCGTGTTCAGATACATTCTTCCACAACAAGCAAGTACTGCAGAAGGTGATTACCAACAAGCATTTTTTAAATTAAAACGTGGAGAACAAACAGATTCATCATTAGAAGTACGTATTAGAGTATTAAAAAACAAAGTAGAGTTTGGTATTAATTCAGAAAGTTACTTTACTGAATATCAAAAAGAATTAGAACGATTAAGAACAACTGTAAATACTGGTATTGAAGAATTAAAGCATACTGCAGAAGCGACTGAAGTTAAAATTAATAGTGAGGTAGAAACAGCTAAAGCGTTAGACACTCAATTAAAAGCACTACAGTCAGCAATAAATAGTAATCAGTTAGCGACTAGAGAAGATTTAACTTCTCAAATTAAACCATTAAGCGATCAAGTTGTGGCATTTACAAATTCACTTGAAACTACAAAAGATACTGTAAATGCAAATGTACAAAAATTAGTAGATACTAAAATGGATGCAGGAGTAGCACCTGGAGTATTAAGTAATCCTGCGAATATTACTAAGTCTGGAAATTATTACTATAATAGTAGCACTCAAGGTTTACCTACATTAAATGGAAGTAACGCAAATGGCATTATTCAAGCAGTTATGCGTGATGAGAATAATGGTATGTTATCTATTTTAGGTACTGGTTTAACAAGAGAAAAATATAAAGGTAAATTATACGATAGATGGAAATCTTCTACGCCAATATTATTATGGAGTGGTAGAGCATCAAGTGGCGATACTGTCCAATTAAAAGATGATGTTCACAATTACGGGCAACTTATTATCAACGTTACATTTACAAGTAATAGACATGCTACACACTTTGTGACTGTACCGAATAATGGAGAAACTTTATATTTAAATAATATAGGATTAAGATCTTCGGGGAATGGTTATAAAAATGGTTACCTAGATGAATTATCTATTTTATTTAAAGATAACAATCGTATTCAAGTGGTTAAGTCATTACTTGCTACTGATGGAGAACAAGCGATTAATTCAGATACAGCAATTACAGCAATATATGGAATTTATTAATCTCTACCTATTTAAATAGGTAGTTTTTTTAATACTAGGGGGAATTTATTAAAATGGCAGAAATGGCAGATAAATATAATATTGAAGTAGACGACTTTATGAGTCTTATCTATTCGGGTAATAAGGTGTTCGTTTATATTTTATTATTACTTATTTTTGTAGATGTAGTTACTGGAATGATTACTGCATTTAGTGAAGGTAAATTAATGAGCAAGAAAGCAATGCTAGGGTATGTTAAGAAAATCGCATTTTTATGCGTCATCATTGTATCAAATACATTAGATATTATTTTCCAATTACATGGCTTACTTGTTAATGCAACAGTAATGTTCTTTATTATTGGAGAAGCAACAAGCATTGTAGAAAATTCAGTGAAGTTGGGCGTACCAATTCCTGAACAACTTAAAAACAGATTAAATATTACTGAAGAAACTAACAAAAACTAAGGAGTGACTTATATAGTCACTTCTTTTTATTTAGGAGCGATAAATTATGGCAAAAGAATTTTTAGAAAATTGGAACGGTGTACCTGTATATTTAGATTTAATTCCTTATGGCACACGTCGTACTGGACAAAAATTAGATACTGGAAGTCCTATCTTCGCAGTATATCACGATACTGGTAATCCAGGCAGTACAGCACAACAAAACGTGGACTATTATAAAAATACTTACATGGAACCTTGGGAATCAACAGCTTCAGCGCACTTCTTTGTAGATGATAAAGAATGTATTATTAATGTACCAATTGATGAGAAAGCATGGCATGTTTTATATGATACGCCTACTGATAATTATTACTTTGGAGATGATGCAAACGATGCTGCGTTTGGGGGCGAGTTATGTTACTTCCCTGATGACAGAGAGCGTTCATTAACTGCATTAGATAATTTCGCAAGAGTCTGTGCAGTATTATTTGAGTCTTGGGATATCGACCACTTCCATAAGTGTCCAGGTCATCAAGATATTCAAGATGACAAGCAAGATCCAGGTAATGCACTTGAAGCGTGTGGCTACGGTAGACATGAGATTGATGTCATTGATAACTTAGTACAAAAATATATGGATGGTACAGATGTAGATAAAGATACAATTACAGATTTACCTGAAAAAGAAGATGTGATTGAGAAAAAACCAGTCGGATGTACACGTGTTAAAGTATGGTCTGAAGAACCTTATTACAGAGGAACAATTAAATATGATGCATCATTACGTGAACGTGCTGGTAGTAGCTTTGATAACTATAGTTTTGCAAGTGAAAAAGATGTACTTGAAGCGGGTTCCACAGTATACATTTATGAAGAAATTCAAGATCCACAAGGTAACATTTGGTGTAGAACATATTCACCAAGTAACAATGGCTGGGTGCATAAGCACACTATTGAAGTAGAAGAAACTTATAAAAAGTAGAATAGAAGGGTAGCCAGTTTTTTTAGCTACCCTTTTTTGTGTTTAAAAGTAATTATATGATTAGTGTTTTATATCTATCTGAAACAAATTTAAAGATAATAATTTAAAAAGTGGTTCACAGCATATTAAAGTTAGAGTATAATGTAATTAATTTTGAGTATAATAGAGGCAGGGGTACAAGTTGGAAATTATTTCAGAAATCACTGAGGATGTGGGGAATGGAGTAACCGATCCAATTCGAGGATATATAGATGATAAAAAAGTTGTTGCAAAGTACATACACAATAACGAAGGATTTATTGCGTTATTCAATGAATTATTAGGCTATAATTTAGCTGAATTTTTTGGTATAAGACATCCCCATTTTGGATATGCATTGTTTAGCAAAGAAGATACGGCAGTGAAAAATGGGAAAGATTACGTACATAGTAGTTTGTTCACATACACAACTTGGTTAGAAAAATCATTAACAATTACTTCGCCCAGTATGACATCTTTTGTTCAAAAGAGTGAAATTGTCAATTTGCTTCTATTTGATATCTTTATTTACAATAAAGATAGAAATTTAGGTAATTTATTAATAGAAATCCCTAAAAAATTATATCCTATTGATTATACTCATATTTTACCAGGTGGATGTATTTGGCCAGATGTACTTAAAAATGATGATTATAGTATAGAGGATATAATTAAGGATATGTTTAGTTCTGGATATTATCAATATTTACTTGAAAATAGAAAAATTGAAACATCAATAATTGAAGATTGTGGTAGAAATTTTGTTGATAAAGTTAATGATGTTGATATTGAAAGTATTATTTCTAAAATTCCTATTTATTTAAAAAATAATCTTTCTGAGGAAAATATACAACTACTACACAAGTACTTTATCTACATTAGCGAGAATTTTGATGAAGCTATTAAATATATAATAGAAAAAATAGGAAAGGAGTGATTGAGTATGTTTAAAGTGAATTATTCAGTGTTAAGTTACTATCCAGATATATATTTAAGAAGTAATCTAGCTATAGGTGTTGCTTTTGAGGTAGTAGGAGAAAACTATCATAAAAATGAAGTTAAATTTATAACTCAAAGAAAAAAAATTGTATCTTTTGATGATGAACTTGAAGATTTAGAATTTATTAATATGTTTTTAGATGGATTAAAATTTGAATTTGAACATACTCATCAATCGCTTCAGAATTATATAAAAAGATTTGTTAATAATTTTTATTTTGAAGATATTGAACATAGAAAATTTAGTTCTATTAATGAAGTTGATGATTTTATTAATAAAACTTATAAATACATTTTACATCTTGGCTTGAATAAAAAGGAAAGATTAAATGTAAATGAAAAAAGAAAGTATGTAATGACTTATTTAGAAGGACGATATACAGATATAACTTCTAAGCATGTCGTAAGTGGCAAGAATTCATTAGATAAATTTACTCCAGATTTTGTTGCTAAGGATATTGAAAATAAAGAGTTCCTTTTTAAATTTTTAAATAAAAATAATACAACTATTCATAATGCGAGATCTTATATTCTATATTCAATTATGAACGAAACAAATCTGATTTTAATTCTTGAGGATGATATGGTAGAAGAAGAAAAACTTTTGAAAGAATTCATCAATAAATTTGAAGCTAAAGTTCAATTAAAAAATGAGCAGGATTTAATTAAGAATTAATAAACCATACCTATGAGGTATGGTTTTTTTAAATAAAGAAAAACAGTTGAATTATATCACATATGTGATATAATATAAGTATCAAGAAAGAAAGGAGAAGGAAATGAAAAGAAGTGAAAAAGAAAAAGAACGAATTGAAAAAATAAAGTATCGATTAGCTATAGCAGGCTTAATAATTCAAATACTTAATTTTATCAAATCGTTCATTTAATGGTAAAGGGTTAAAAGCCCTTTACCTCATTATATATGGAGGTGAGGTCTATGACAAGAGAATTGAGAAAGAAGTTAACATTTTATATAAATATATTATCTTTAATTTTGTTTATCGTAAATATAATAAGAAGAAAATAATAGAATATTTCTTTTCATTTCCTATTTAATTTATGAATCAGTTTAATCATATATATACAGTTATAGAAAAATTGCTAAACAATAATGAAATATCGAATTATAAAATTAAAAAAGATACTGGTATTTCCTATGGAGGCATAAGTGAGTTAAGAAATGGTAAAAGAAAAGTCAAAAATTTAACTCTAGAAACTGCAGAAAAACTTTACAATTATCAAGTAGAATTAGAACAAAGTGATGAAAAATAAAACAAGGCTCTATCTTTTGCTACATAAGGGATAGAGCCTTGTTAGTTGCCCAGTGTAAATAATTTATTATATTGGGCAACTAAATGGGCAACTACAATTAATTCACGATACATTAATAAAATGTAAAAACATTGATATAAAGCTATTTAACAATATAATAAACCTTTTTATACCCAATTTGCTAAAATAGAACTCAAGTTTCTGAGTGGGAACGCGATCAATATATGAAACAATACTAATCGCTAAGCAAAAAGGGGAAAGACTTAGTGGTACAAGGAGTTAAGGCATCTTGCCTTAGCTTCTTTTTTGTGTTGGAAAAGCTAAATTTACTTGACCATTTTTGTGAAGAAATTGAAATTGGTCAAGTTTTGGTCAAGTACACTTTAAAAAACATTCTTAATATACTTCTCAAAATTTTCTTTATCATTATCATGCATTTTTGTTAGATGACTATACTTTTCATTAATAATACTTTTAGATTTGTGGATTAACCTCTTCAATCAATTTCATAGGTATATTACTAATCATTAATTTGTGATGCCCAAGCTACTTCAGAAATAGAACTCATTATTATGTTAATGTATGCAGAAATAATGAGAGAACTACTCGCTTTTTATGAAAAATATGCAACGAATACTGGGTTTAACCATTCAAGAAGTCGTGAAAAAAGCAGATGACTTTGATGTATATGTGTTTCGAAACAAAGCTAAAAAATATGTGAAGCGTATAGATTTTAGCGATGAAGCAAACAAAGCACTTAAACTGTATAACTTGACTATGAAAGTATCTAGAGAAAAATTATTAAAGCAACAATTAGATTTGATGGTCAAAGATTCTACTTTGGATATTCAAGATAAGCTAGAAAATAAGTTAGTTGAGGCAGTGGATAGAGAAGTTGAAAGACAGGCACACATTCTTGGTGAACATGTAAAAATTGATGACAATGAAGTAAAAGCAGTTGTGAATAGTAACTTCAAAGGCGTTAACTGGTCAACTAGATTATGGCAAGATATGGCTTTAGTTCAAAAAGAAGTGGAAACAACGACGAGCAATGTATTACTTAGAGGGAGACATCCTAATGAGTATGTATCTGAGTTTAAAAAGCAAACAAATTCCACTACTTATAATGCTAGTAGATTATTAGTTACTGAATCAGCACGTGTGCAGGCTGAATCACAGAAGCTAACTTATCTTAAAGAATTAGGTAAAGATGGGGAATATAAATATGTGGCTAAAATTGATAAAAAAACATCTAAAATTTGTCACTCATTAAATGGCAATGTATTTAAATTTAAAGATATGATACCTGGAGTTAATGCTCTACCGCAGAAGTACTACAGTACCACATGTGGGAAACTGGCGGAATAAATTCTTTAATGAGCGTAAAGGTAAGTATCAGACAGAGAATAAAGTAATTGAAAAAGAAAAATTACAAGAACAGGCAAAAAAAGAAATGCTTGATATGATACATAGTGGTAAAATAAGAATAGATATAAATCCTGAAAAACAAAATAGACATTGTAAAAATCATAGACTTTTTGAAGAAAGTAAATCGAAAGCCATTAAAAATAATTATATGCTTCCAAGCTACACTACTATACCTAATCGAGAATTGAATAAATTACTTATGGAAAAATCAAATACTGGTATAATGTTATTAGTTAACAATAAATTTAATAAAAAAGAAATTATAGACTTTGGTGTTGTAATTGGAAAAGCTTTTGTAAATGGTCGTTATATTAATACTAAATTAGGGAAAGTACATTATTCTAAGACAGGTACACATGTAGTTCCTTATATTAAGAAGGAGATGAAAAAATGAGAATAGCTAGGTCTTACGGACATAAAGTAAACGTAGTTTTAAATGATGATAATAAACTTTTTGGAGATGTAATAAATTTTGAAAATCCATATGAAAGTGATTCAGCAAATTTTGTAATGGATTTAGAAACTGAATTAGGTATTTACTCTATTGATGACTCTGAAATTAAAGAAATAAGAATAATATCTTAATGGCATCCTTTCTACCCATATAAATAGAAAGTGGTGCTATTTTTATACACTTTTTCAACCTTCTACGGAAGGTTATTTTTTATGTCCAAAACGTGCTGATGACGTTATAAAAGCAAGTATGGAATGAAAAGTCGACAGACTATAAACGGAGGTATATCTCATGGAAAACAACCAAAGTAATATTACTGAAGAAGCAAAAAGCAATGAGAATTTAGAAACACCTAATGAACAAATCCAACAAAATGAGAAAACATTTTCCCAAGAAGAAGTATCTCAAATGATTAAAGACCATCTAGCTAGAGAAAGAAGAAAATCTGATGAAGTCTGGGACATAAATAATATAATAATGCTATCTAGCAAATTCACAGTAGCTGACTGAACTGAGAAGGCGCTTAAATCAAGCTTTTCTCAGTTCTAGTCATCCTTGCAGGGTTGAGACGACGAATTTAAAAGAATTCTGTCCCACTCCCATTCAAGAAGCTGAAAAACTGGCCAAGATGAATAAAGACCAAAAAAGTCAATATGAGATAGAAAAACTTTTGAAAGAGAATGAAGCATTAAAAGCTGAAAAGGCATTATCTCAAATGAGAAATGAAACGCGTTCAATGCTTAGTGAATCAGGTGTAGAAAACTTTGATGATCAAATTGTAGACATAATAGGAAAACCCTAATTTAATTGCTGAACTAAAATGCGTTTTTAATATCTTGCGATAAAATTTAAATTTATACTTTTTCGTTATATTATAAAATTAATATAATATAATTAAATTAAAGGATGATCTTGAAGTCTGAGAGTAATCGACGCAGGTAAGAAGTATGTAATAGTTAATAATTTATAAGGGGATGAGTTTTATGAGTAGAGAATTGAGAAGAAAGTTAACTTTTTATATTAATGTAGTTACTTTATTGTTAGCTATGGTTAACTTCTTTAAGAAATAAAAGGAGTGTTTAACATTATGAAAATCAACAGGGATCAAATATCTCTATATTTAACAATAGGGATTTTTATATTAGTATTACTTGCTTTAATATCTAGCTTTATAAATTAATATTTATGAATAAATTGATTGAATATAAACTAGAAAACTTACTGAAAAATTATAAGAGGCAATATGTTTCAGTAGGTATTAAAGATTTAGCAACTTTAACAGGGTTAAGTAAATCAACCCTTCAAAATAAAATAGTTTGTAAACCTGAAATAGTCGAAGTAACTCGCCGGATGGGATTTAGAGTAATATATCTTTATCCAGAAGTGCTTGATGCTTATCAAAAAGTTATTAATAGAATAGGCATTTAA